TGGGACCGGCTGCTGATCGGCGCCGGCCTGCTCGCGCCGCCACCGTTGACGAGCGCGGACGACTGGCAGCGGTACGCGGTGGCCGCCGCCCGGCGCCGGCAGGTGCCGATAGCGCTGAGCATCGTGGTGCCGGTGCTGGCGCTGGGTGCCATCCTCTGGATGGCACAACCTACGGACGACCCCGCGGGGTGCGCCCGGCTGATAGCGCAGGCGGCCGCGGTCAGCGAGATGCGCGACACCGTCACGGACCTGGACGGGGCTATCGTCGCCTGCCCCGACCTGACCACGTTCGCGGCAGCGACCAGCCGGCACCCGGAGCTGCTGGGGACCGTGCCGGCGCGAACGTGGGTGCTCAACCGGTGCCAGTACGCACCGGCGGCAGTGAAGGGATCGGCTATCTGCTCGAACCTGGCGGGTCGGTAGCCTCCAGCTCGGCCTTCTTCTGCATGCCGAGCCGGGTGATTGCCATGGCCGCGTACCCGAGGATGGTGTCCGCGTCGTGCCGCTGGTGGAGCAGCCGGGCGAGGCTGAGCGCCACGATGTGGGGTGGCTGGCCGAGCAGGTCGGTGGCGGCGGCGCCTACCAGGATGGTCAGCTGGTGGTCGGCCCGCTCCCACTTGGCAGCGAGGTCCCGGTCGCTCATGACAGCCCTGCGATACCGTCGACCATGTCGCATAGTTGACAAACCCTGGCCGCCAGGATCTCGACTGGATCAACGGGCTGGGTGCCGTCGGGTGGCGGGTTCTTGACCGTAGCGTCAATGACCTCGATCATGTCCCACAGGCGGCGGGCAATCGCCTCGTCCCTGCTTACGGCTTGTTCGTAGTGGACTCGCAGAGTGGCGAGCTGGTCCTGGTCGCTCATCGGGCACACCTCGTCCACTGGCGGTGTTGCGTTGCACGATAACAGATCATGCCGGTGACCTGCTCATTCGACGCTCGCAGCGGCATGCCAGGCCGCATCGTCCACCCGCTGCTGAAGCTCCGCCGGGGTCGGGTCCGGCTGGGGACAGAACCCGCATCCGCACACCCAGTACCGCTGCCCATTGGCCAGGTCGCTGAACGAAGTGACTTCAGCCGGGCTGGGGCACGGCCCTTCGTGGGTCGGCCGTCGGTCTACGATCATGCCGCTACCCTCTCCCTTGCTCGGCCTTCGTCCACTCGTCCATCGCCTTGGCCCCATCGGCGAGCATCCTCGCCACCTCATCCTTCAACGCCCGGCAGGTCGTACACAGCCAGTCGCACCGCGGGCACCACCACCCGCCCCGGCAGCCGGGACACTGGTCGGCTAGCTCGTGACCGCATTCGCCGTAGGCGCCGGTGGCGTAGCAGGTGATGGTGGGCATACCCAGCGCGCTGGCATCCACCTTGGCCAGCACGGCTCTGGTGATGGTCTCCAGGGTGGTGCCGCAGCGACGGCAGTACCAGCGCTCGACCATCGACTCCTGGTCCATGTGCAGCACCTCGCGGATAGACCTGTGGCCACGCAGCCGGCATACGATGCTCACGCCGCATCACAGCCGGGAATCTTCGTGAACGGATCGGGGTGTAGCTGCCCGGCGATGTACCGCCACCGAATACCTAGCCGAGTACGCTCATCGGGATCAGGGTTCCAATAACGGAAGTCATCTTGGTTGGCAGCTTCACATCTGGCGGCATATGCCAGTACTCGCCGCTCATCCGCACTAAGCTCCGGCAACGGAGGCAGCGCCCTACGATCGCCGCTATCGGCCGTCATGCGTTGATCCTCTCTCTCATGGCCACGCGTAGCTTGTACACCTCGCCGAACCGGATCCGGCCGGCCGCGGTCAGGCGGCGCCGGCTCGCCCACGAGCGGACCGTACCGGCCGGGGTCGGCCAGCCGTGGAGGCTGAGCAGGTGGGCGCACTCCTCCGCGGTCAGCCGGATGTCCACCGCAACGGCCAGGATGGTCGCTGAGCGGTCGGTGGCGCTGTGGGTGGTCCGGCACGCCGGGCAGTGGACGTAGGCCGCCCTAGGTGAGGCTGACAACCGCTGCCGGCACAGTCCAGCAGCGGTGGGGGCCAGGCACGGGCCGGCGTCCAGCCGCCGCGGCGGTGGCCGGTCCACCGCCGGCCCGATCAGGCCGCAGGCGTAGCCCAGCTCATCCCACGCCTCGCCGGCGAACGGCTGATACCTGATCCACCTGAGCTGGCCGACCAACCAGCGCATCAGCCCCGGGGTGTCCTCGGGCAGGCTGCTGGGACCGGCCTGGATGCCGTGACGCTCCTCCAGCACCACCCGGCACCAGGTGGTGACCGTGTTCCGCACCGCCCACTCCACCTCGGAGGCAGCCCAGCTGAACGGGAGCCCGGTCACGGCGCCGATGTCCTGGTCGGCGTAGTGCCGGGTCTGCCCGTCGGGGCGGATCGGCTGCGCCGGAGCCCGACCTCGGGCTCGCGGTCCCGGCTCGGACATCCGCGCCAGCCGGGCGATGGTCACCCGCAGCTCCGGCCACAGGTCGGCGCCATCCTTGAGCTGGGCGGCCAGGTCACGCTCGCACGGGGCGTCCACCCAGCCGGTGTCAGGCTGGGGACGGCCGCAGACGGCGCAGTCGGCCATCAGCCACCGTCCGACCCCAGCACCGCCGAGAGCACCAGCAGAGCCGCTACGACACCCCACAGCCACATGGCGATCAGCAATATACGTCCCTGCCGGCGCCAGAAGACCTCCATCTCCCGCCAGAACCGGACGCTGTCAGCCCAGAAGTCGGGATGGCCCGGCGGCAGGGTGGTGGGCTTCGGCACCGGGTTGCTCAGCGGGTTACGCATGATCGTCCTCCAGCATGGGTAGGCCGAGCCGACGGGCCTCGGCCCGGATGTGCTGCCGCTCCTGCTCCAGGGTGGCCTGCCGACGCTGGCGGCGTTCGGCGCGGGTGGGGAGGGTGACCAGCCGGGTGGCGGCGTACGCGATGCCGGCCACCACGCCCAGCGCGGCGAGCGCCGGGGCCAGGACGATGATGCAGACGGTGGCCAGCACGTTCTCAGTGCCGTTGTCCTCGTACCTGTTCAGGTAGTAGGCGACGCGGGCGACGGCCAGCCCGAGCAGCAGCCACCCGCCCCAGAACAGCAACGGCATCATCGGTCGGGCTCCTCTCCGCTGGCCCATTCCCCGCACGAGCACGCGGTTTCGCTGTTCCGTAGCACGCCCGTGCCGAGACAGGCGTGGCAGCCGGGCCAGTGCCGCCAGCGTCGGCGCCGCCCCTGGTCGTCCCACCTGTAGTGCTCGCGGGAGATCAGCTCGTAGCGCCTCACTGGTCCCACCTGTCCAGCCAGAGCAGCACCAACACCGCAACCGACCGGTCGCCACCCTCGGCGCGCTCCAGCCGCATCACCGTGGACGCGGCCACCCCGATCTGCTCGGCGGCCTGGTGCAGGGTCAGCCGGCGGGCGCGGCGAGCCTCGCGGACCAGCGTCGGAAGCTGCTCAAGCAGGTCGGCCAGCTCGGTGTACGAGATCAGGTCGCAGGCCGGCTCACCCACCGTCGCCACCTCCGTCCGGCTCCGGGCTGCCGGGGACGGGGCGGGTGCCGGCGCGGATCTCGGCGGCCCACCGCCCCAGCTGGTCGACGGCGGCTACCAGCTGGCCCGGCCACTGGCTGGCAGCCCAGTCGAGCGTGTCGGCTGCGGCGTCCCGGCGGGCGGTGGCCAGCTCGGCGCGCAGCTCGATGATGCGCTGCCAGCGGGACGCAGCCTGCGAGCTTGCCGTGTCCAACTCGGCGCGGGCGGCGTCCCGCTCCCGCCGCAGCGTACCGGCGAGGTCGTCATGGTTGCGGATCACCTGCTCGGCCATGGCGGCGTACCGGTCCCGGTCGGCGAGCAGGGCGACCAGTTGCTCGCCTGCGCCGCGGCGTGTCAGCCGGTCCAGTTGCAGCGGGCCATCATCCGCGAGAAGCAGGTCGCGCAGCTGCGCGATAGTCTCCCGGTCCCAGCCGGGTCCGCCGGCCGGGGGTGGGTCGGCTGGTGGTGTGCCGGCCGGCTCCCCGAGCGCGTCCACGGCCGGCTGGGTGGGCGTGGGGGCGCCGAACAGCACCCGTGCTGCATGAGCCCCGCGCCGGACGGCAGGAGGGCTCATGTCGGGATGCTGGGCGCGGATCTTGGACTCCCAGCCGGCCGTGGCGTCCATCTCGGCCTCGGCCTCGGTGTCCAGATCCGGGGTGGTGTCCCCGAGCGCGTCCACGGCGGCCCACACATCAGCCTCGGCGTCGTCCACGTCCGACTGGCCGATGTCCGGATCGGGGGGTGCGGTGGAGATGCCCCGCCAGCGCCGCGCCGCCTCCAGCACCCGGGCGACGGCCGGGTCCACCAGCAGCACCTCCCGCACCGGGCCGCGCTCGCCAGCCTCGACAGCCGCACGCGTGCACCAGCTGCCATCGCCGCACGACCAGAGTCCCGTCGGGGCCAGGTCCTCCCGCCAGACACGCGCACCCAGCAGCGCCCGTCCCAGGATGGCCGGGCCGGCGGTTCCCGGGGTGGGGCCGGCGGCTGCCGTGGCGTCCTGGGCCAGCCGGGCGGGCGCGGCGGGTGGCTGGTCGTGGACCGGGCACGGCCGCTGCCGGCCACAGAACTGCCAATCCTCGGGATCGCTGTCGGTCGGACGCTGGCGGCACCAGCCGGCTAGCAGGGGGTGGGCGGGCTCGGCGTGCGGCGGCTGGTGGGTGGTCACGACGGGCTCCCGACGTTGAGCAGGATGGCGCCGACCAGGATCGGGCCGAGGATGGCGCCCAGGATGCCCCAGAACCAGGCCGGCCCGCGCCAGCCTTCCTGCCGGTAGAGCAGCCAGTTCGCGAACCCCAGAAGTGCGAGCATGGGCGTGACCACGAGGGCGGCGCCGGTCCAGAAGATGACGGTCATGGTTGGTCCTTTCTGGTGGTTGTGGCTCCGCAGCGGCAACGGTGAAGGTGGTGCTGGGGTATGCCCGGGTTGTGCTGGTGGCCGGCGACCCGGCCACACAGGTGGCCGCTGTAGCCGTTGGCCGGGCAGAGCGTGACCGTCCAATAGTGGCCACATGGCGCGGCGGTCATGGCCGACTCCCAGTCTCGATCCAGTCGGCGATCGGCTCGGCCAGCTCGATCAGGTACGCGGCGATGGCGTCGGTGGTGCCGGTGATGCCGTCGCCGAGCAGCTGGCTGGCGACGATGACGGCATCAGCACGGATCCGCTGGGCGCGGGTCATGTCGGTGGGTTCGTCCGGGTCGACCGGGCGGAGCGGCAGGCCGGTGGTCAGCGGCTGGTGGGTGGTCATCGGGTCTCCATGTGGGTATCGCGCCAGTGGGTCTCATACGCGGCCCGGCTGCGGAACGGCAGCCGGTCGCACGGGTAGCAGGCCGGGGTGAGTCGGAACAGCCGCCACCACGGGCGGCGCCAGTACGGCAGCGGGACGGCGGGCTGCCAACCACGCTCGGGGTGCTGCGGGTCGAAGCTCAGGTTGGTCATGGTGGGTCCTTTCGTGCGAGCCGCTCGGAGCGGCAGGTCGGGGTCACGCGAGGTGTCCGGGACAACGGTCTGTGGCCTTCCACGGCCACTCATTCGGGCTGCCGTGGACCAGGAACTTCGGCCAACTACGGTCATCGCGGCCACCTCGCCAGTGCTTCACCTGAACCTCATGGGGACGGCCGTCGACCGTTGGGTAGCCATCGACCGGCCGGATGCCGAAGCCGAACTCGGGCCAGCGCAGCAGCAGACTGGACCCGGCGGGGCGGACGGAACGCTTGATGCCCTGCTCCCCGTGCCCGGCGTGCGCCTCGGTGATCAGCGCGCAGTCTGTGGCCACCCGGACCCGGTCAAGCACTGCGGCGACCCGCCGGGCGGGTAGTTCTTCGTTCATGTTGGCCTCGTGAAGCCGGTAGAACGGGCCGATGAACAGTACGTCGGGCTGGTGGGCGCGGACCCTCTCGGCGAGCCATTCGGCCCACTCGTCCTTGGTCAGGTCAACACCTTCCGGTCGGTGGATCAGCCGGAGTCCGCCGGTAGGAACGCGGTGCTGATACTGGATGGAGGCGGCGGCCAGCGGGCGGAAGCGGCGGCGGGACTGCCGGACGCTGTTCTCGCAGTCGATGAACAGCACCCGCTGTGGGGTGCACTGGTCGTGACGGTGCCAGTCGAACGGGTGCATACCGGCGGCGATCATTACGGCCATCTGACGCAGCAGCATCGACTTGCCGAGTCCCTCGAACCCGGTCAGGACGAGCCGGTCGCCGCGTTCGAGGATGTCGGGGACGATCCAGTTGTAGGGTTCGTCGGCGGAGCCCACGAACTCCCACAGGTCGGGCGCGAGCTCGGGGCGGGCTTCCTGTTCGGTGTCGAATGTGATCTCCAGGTCGGCCAGGGGTTGACCGGCACCAACGTGGTCGGTTACGTCCTTGCCGGTGCGGGGTTCGACGATTCGGACGGACGCGGCGACCGGAAGCAGCGCGTCGCGTACCTGCCTGGCGTGGGCGCGTCCGGGTTCGTCGGCGTCGGCGGTGATGGTGACGACTGCCCCGCGGAGGGTCTCGGTGTACTCGGGTCGCCATTTGCCGGCGCCGCCCGGGTTGCAGGTGGCTACCAGCCCGTGGCGGTGGAGGGTGTGGGCGTCTTTCTCGCCTTCGCAGACGTAGACCTCGCGCCCGTCGTGCACCGCGGCGATGACCTCGGGCATCCGGTACAGGACACGCCGGACGTCGCCGAGTTTCCAGGTCCAGCCGCTGGCCGCGTTCGGGTCGGGCCGCCGTTGCCGGAAGTCCTTGGTGGCCGTGCGGCACACCTGGTAGAGCAGCTGACCGTTCTCGTCCCGGTAGTCGTAGATGGCCACGGCCGGCCCGGCGGGGGTCCAGTCGTCGTCTCGTTCGCGTTCACGCGTGGTGCTCAGGTCTTCCCAGGTCAGCCCGAGCGCGGCGAGAACGTCCCGCGGGTCGCACCCGGCCTGGCAGTGGAAGACGACGGGGTGTTTCTGGCCGGGTCCGATGGTGAGGCTGGCGGTGCGGTCGTCGTGTGCTGGGCACTGGACGACGTACCCGGCGCCGGAGCGTCGGACGGAGTGGAACTTGGGGAGCACCAGCTCCCGTAGCGGGTCGGCGGGGATCAGTTGTTCCACCACCCTTCGTCGTCGATTGTCGGCGGCTGTTGGTCGGTCCAGCGTTCACCGTTGAGCCAGGTGGCTGGGTGGGCGGTGTACTGGGCGTCCTGGCCTCGGCGCTGCTCGGCATAGCGTTTGGCGCCGGTGATGATGTCCGCCCGGTCGGCTGCCTTGGTCGCCTTCGGCCAGGCTCTTCGTGCCTGGCCTTTGCCGACTTTGCGCGGGTAGGCCGCCCAGAACGCCGACCAGTCGGGATCGTCGTCCGTCGGCGGAGCCGATGAAGAGGGTTTGATCTTATGGGGTGGGGTGGGGTGGGGTGGGGGCATTAACACCTCATTAGGACTGTCATAGGTAGACTTATAGGTAGACCCATTGGGAGTGTCATGCTGTTTCCCCTGGCAGTAGGGGCAATCCGGGTCGATGATGCCGCGTGCTTCGTGCCATCTCCTATGGCTTCCAATAACTCCACCCGACGACTTCTTCACCCGGAGTGACTCGATCTCCGATCGAGAGATGTTCCGGTGTGATCCGTCGCCGTCGGCGAGGAACTCGTGGAACCTGTAGCCCGTGCCCTTCTTGCGCCACAGCCCAGCGGCAACCAACTCGTCCGCCAGCGCGTGCTCACCACGTGTGAGGACCGGGATCATGTGTGCTGGTATCCGACCGTCGGTCTTCTGGTCATTGCACCATGACCCGGCTACTACCCACAGCCCGAGCGCGGCCAGCGAGGCGGCCCCTGCCTTGGGATGGGCGTGAAAGCCATCGTCTACAGGAAAGTACGGCATCAGGCGCCCCGCCTCTGCGGCCGTGGTGCCCGGGTGAACGGCAGCTCGCCGGGGTGGTAGAGAGCGCCGCCTTCGGCCAGCCAGAACTTGTTGGGCTCCTTCCTCGCTCTCAGATGCCGGCGGCAGCTCCACGCGCCGGCGTAGTCCATGAAGCAGTGGTGGTCACACTCTGGGCAGCGGACGATCACGATGTCCTGGCCGTCGCGGCTGCCATGCCATTGGGCGGTCTCACCCGGACCGGGTGGCCGTAGCACCACCACCAGGTCGGCTGCCCAGTCCCATTCGTCGTAGCCGAGCGTGTCCTGGAGCTGTTGGATCTTCTCGGCCCGCTCGTTGTGAGGCCCCTTGACCTCGGCCCAGACCCGCTGGGACTTGAGGTAGAAATCGGGCCGGTATGCCTGGCCGCTGTTTAGCCGCACGGCGACAGGCTCGTAGTGCCAGTACCAGCCGAGGGTGTCGAAGGTGGCGGCCCAGTCGGCTTCGAGGGTGGACGCGAACCACGTGCTGGCGTACCGGGTGCGAACCGCTTTGATTGCGCTCACCGCCACCTCCCTATTCGTTACTCCGACGCTATGCGCCGCAGTTCCGGCCCGCCAAATACGCCTGTGGATGGAGCTGTGTACGGCGTTGTGGATATCGCCGCGGTTCTGTGGACTGCGCTGCTCACAGCTTGTGGATAAACCTGTGGACATGCGTGTCGCACACTGCCTGGCCTGCTATTTCGTTATCCACCTCCTGTGGGTTGAAAGTTTTTGGGGACGATTTTCTCCGGAGCGCGGTGGCAGTCGCACTCGCACCACGACTTGTCGCACGCCGCGGGCGAGCCGGGTGCACAGAAATGCAAGCACTCGCCGGAAACATTCTCGTCGTCGGTGAGGTACTCGATCTCAGCCATGACGCCCCATCTCCCGTACGCTCATGTGGCCGCTGCCTCCTTCACTGCCGGCCACGCGACTTTCGCCAGCGCGGCACGGTGAGCCTCGGGCATGGTGACGATCGGCACGCCCAGGTGGTCAGCGCCCATCGCGGCCAGGACCAGCGCGTCCGCCTCGTCGTTGCCACGCACCTCGACGGTGGGGAAGCGGCGCACCACGGCGGCTAGTACCTCGTCCTTGGGGGAGTTCCCCTTGCCGGTGGCGTACCGCTTCAGCCCGGTGGGGGAAACCTCGGCCCAGGGGATGCTGTGGGCGTCGATCTGCTCCATGACTAGGTGCCACAGTCCGGCGCGGGTGAGATGTTGGCCGGTCTGCCGGCTGATTGCCAGCCCCTCGACTACCACCAGGTCGGCGTCGCGCACGTAGTCCATGACCCGCTGGCGGATGATGCGCAGGCGGATGAACAGGTCCAGTGTGGGTGCCGGGCGGATCCGGTCGGCCCATCCGGCGCTGCCGGCCACGCCGGTGGAGGTGAGGCTCAGGTCCAGGCCGATCACGCGGCTACGTGGTGGCATCGGTCACCCCGCTGCCGGGTTCGGCCGTGGCCGGCCAGTCGGCCAGCGGCGGCTCCTCCGCCTCGGCCGGCTCCGGCGCGTCCAGCGCGTCAATGACCCGGCCGACCTCTGCCTTGCTGAGGTCCTTGGTCGACTGCACCTCCCGGCCCACCACCCCGGCGATGTACACGAGCGCGTTGTCCTTGTCCTCGCGGCCGGTCTTGCGCAGCAGCGCGTACATCTTGCGGTTCTGAGACGTGGCCGGCTCCGGCTTCTCCGGCTCGGCCGCGGGGAGTTCCTCGTCCAGCGGCGGCTCCTCCGCCGGCTGGGCCTCGGCCGCTGGCAGTGCCCGGCGGGCGCTACGTCGTGGGCTCACCGTGCGGGTGGCCGGCCCGGACTCGGCCTCCACCCGGATCGTGTCCTGGATCTCCTCTACCGAGGCGATGCCGAGTAGCACCTCGGGGGCGGTCCGCTTGCACACCCGGCCGGCGGCCCGGGCGTACAGCATGTCCTGGGGGGTTTTCGCGTATGCCTGGTTGCTGGTCCAGCCGGCCTTCTTCGCCTGGTCCATGGTGATGGTGACCCGTTCGACGTGGGTGTCACCGGCGCGGCGGCCGCATACGACCGCCCGGCTGTCGCTGATGTCCTCGGTCCATACCTCATGCCCGTGGCCCTTGACGAGCGCCACCATCGCCTCGGCGTACATGCCGGGCCGGCCGTGGATCACGTAGATCTGCTGCAGCGCGGTGAGCGGGTCCATCCCGAGGGTGATGCCCTGCAGCACGGCGGCGGTTGCGTTGGCGACGGCCAGGTTACGGGCGGCGGCCTTCTCCTCGGGGGTGGCGCGGGGGTCGATCTTCGGCCGGTAGGCGTCGGGGACGAACGGGGTGTCGACCAGTGGGGAGACGAGCGTGTGGGCTTGCTGCGCGGCGATGACCCACTGGCCGAGCCGGGCTAGTGCGTCGTTGCCGCCGTTGAGCGCGACGGTGGCGTTGGTGTCGATGCGGGCAAGGTCGGTGGTGGTGGTCATTAGAACGGTGGCTCCTCGTCTTTGGTGGGTGCTACGAACTGGACGCGGGTCATGGGACCGTACTGGCGCCAGATCTCTTCGGCGTTGTCGTCAGCCATGCGCGCCAGGCAGGTCAAGTACGACACGTTCTTGCCGGTGACGCGGGCGCACACCCACCGGTCGCCGCCACGGTCCTGCCAGACCTCACCCGGTGACGGTGGCCAGCCGACGGGCCTCTTCGATGTGGTGGGTTCGCCCTTGATCGTCCGGTTCCAGAACAGCAACAGTTCGGGCGTCGGCGGTTCGATCCGGTACGCGCGGGCCGGGTCGACTTCCGTGGTCATGAAGTCGGCGAACCGGGCAGCGATTTGCCCATCGTCCAGCGGGCCATAGACATAGGTGTCATCGTCGCGGTCGCCACTGCGCACTACGACAACCCATGCGCCGCTCATGATGGCATCTCCTCGTCTTTGGTGGTTGGCTCCGCCCCGCTCGATAACGCCGTAGATGATCTTCAGCGGACCTTCATAATCGGAGCCGATCTCGCGAACGATGCCCACCGCGGTGTCGCTCCATAGCCCCGGAACGGTCACCCTGTCGCCGACTCCGACGGCCAGCGAATCCGGGGCGCTGTAGGTGTACCACCGGCGGCCATCGAGTTGGACCTGGATCTTCATGACTGCTCCCTTGTGAGCCGGAACGTGGACGTGCTGGGCGGGATGATCGGCGGGCCGATCAGATCCCTGGAGCGGGCAACGAACCCGCCCACCCGCATCGCGTACAAGAAGTCCTTGTGCTCCTGCTCCCCGGCCTCGACCGGCACCAGGTCGTACCCGTCGCCACGTACATGGATGGCGGCGCAGAAGTCGACCAACGGCGGGTCTACCTCCAACCCGTCGACCACCCACTTATCCGCGTACCGGTAGCCGGCCAACTGCAACGCGGTCTCCCCGAACACCCCGGAGCGGCTGGTCTTCAGGTCCATGAGCAGCCGGGTACGACCACGCTCCGGGAGCATCAGCCACGCGTCCAGGTCGGCGGTGCCGGCGTACCCCCACCGGTAGGACACGCACGAGAACTCGACGTGCACCGGCTCCACCTTGAACTCATCCAGGAACCGGGCGTAGCTGTCGACGTGTCCGGCGATCTCCTCGGGCACCTGGGCGGACTTGCCGGCGAGTAGCTTCTCTGCGGCCCGGTGCACTTCGGTGCCACGGTTCTTCGCCTTGTCGACGTCCTCGTACCGGGCGCGCTGTAGCCGCTTCAACCGGGCTGCCGGCGCTATCATCCCGAGCTCGTCCCAGTGGTCTACCGCGTATTCGGCGGTGGTGTTGCCGGCCCAGTTGATGAGCGCTGGTTTGGGTACGCCCTGGTCGTTGATGGTGGTGACGCCGGGGACACGCTGCCCGGTGGCGTCCTTGTAGTGGTGGCCCTTCGCTGTGTCGACGCGCCGGATTGGGGCGGTGTATCGACTCATGCCGCACCGCCGGCGGGTCGTAGCGGCGCGGGCAGGTGGTCGGCACCCGGGCAGTCCCGCCCGTCCGGGTCGTGATGGGCGCGGAGCCGCCCGTCGGCCTTCAGCTTGATCCGCTCGCGGTGGCAGGCGGGGCATTCGCCCCGGTCGTCGGCCGCCTCCCGCAGCGCGGCTACGAAGTCGTCGATGAGCGCGTCGCGCAGCTCGGCCCGGACGCGGCGTGCCATCCGCCACCGCCGCCACAGCGCAACGGGTGAGTGTTGCCAGCCGGACCACAGCCACAGCAGGCCGAGGCCGGCGGTGATACCCAGCCGGATCAGGTCCCGGATCATGATGGTGTCCTCTCTGGCTCGTGGGTGGTCACGGGCTCACCAGCCTCTGCCGGGACTCGTCCCGCTGGGTGGCGTTCCAGCAGCTACGCGAGCAGTACCGGCTTCGCACGTCGCGCGGGGCGAACCATCCCGAACACCGCTCGCAGATAGCAAGCCGACGGTCGGCCCGTTCCGCCCGCACCCGGCCGGTGCGCCGCTCCTGTTCGGTGAGTCCGCCCCAGATGCCGAACGGCTCGGCACGGCCGGCGTCGCCGCACTCGGCCGCCACCGGGCAGCGGCGGCAGACCCGCTTGGCCGCCTGGATCTGCTTCTCGACCGCTGACCGCATGCTGGAGGTCGGGACCGGAAAAAACAGCTCCGGGTCCTCGCCCCGGCAGGCGGCCTCGTCTGCCCACCCGGGGCCGGGGGCGAGGGTGTGGGGCGGGTGCCGGTCAGCCGGGCGCATCACTGCCCCCGCTCTGGAACGTGGGCCGCCAGCCAGCGGCGACGAGCGCGTCCAGCATCGCGTGGGCGCGTACGCGGCAGTCGTGACATGGGGTGCCGATGCTGGCGGGGCCGCAGAGCGCTAGGGCTGCCACCTCTATGTCAGCGTCGGTAAACAGCGGCTCAGCCATCACCGCCACCCTTCGAGGTCGTCCTGGGGTCGCCGGGTGGCTACCGGGCTGCGGGCGGCGATCATCAGCGCCCGGCAGGTGGAGCCGTGGATGATGGCGGTCCGGAAAGTCCACGCCATGCCGTCTAGTGGTGTCCAATCCGCTTCGTCCACCCACCATTGCCACCGGCGGCGGAGCCAGCTCAGCGGTCCGTGGTGGACGCGCTCGACGTGGAGGGTCAGCCCGCCACGGCTGTCAACGATCATGACCCGGTCTCCGTTCCGTTGGCGGCGGCGACCTGCCGGGTGAGCTCGGCCAGCTCGGCCGTGGCCCGGTCGATCCGCTGGCCCAGCGTCTCGGCGGGCATGGCGCACATGAGGGTGAGCTCAACCGTCCCACCGGCGAGCGCCCCTTTGGCCATGTGCACGTCTACGCCGTGGCCGCTGGTCCGCAGGCCGGTGGGGATGCCGGCGGCGCGGGCGGCGAAGTCGACCAGGTCGGGCCGGCCGGGCGGGTAGTGGAGGGTGACGCTGGCCTCCTGGGGCGGGTGCTGGTGCACCAGTACGGCGAGGTTCTGGGTGATCGCCACGATCAGGGGGCCGTTCATCGGACGGCCCTGCCCAGCCGGGAGTGGGCGGTGGTGATGCGCACCAGCCGCATCATGTCGCTGAGGTCGGGGGCGGTGAGCGCGGCGTCGACGGCGTCGGCGAACTGCTGGTGGTGGCCGAGCAGGTCGGCGCTGGTCCACTGGCCGTTGTCGTGCCGGGGGTCGCCGTGGCGGCCACCCACCGGCTGGCTGTTAGGCTCGGGCTGGCTGTTCATGGCAGTTCCTTTCGGTGGTGGTCCGCTGGCCCCGCCCCTTCCCGGGCGGGGCTGGTGTGTGTCTGGTGGCGGCCGTCAGCGGCTACGGCAGCGGCCGCCACCAGAGAGCCGGCCCGCCCGGGCCGATGGGGGGCCACGTCCCGGGCGGGAGTCAGATGGTTGAGCGGCGGGTCCAGGTAGCGCCACTCGATCCGGGTCACCTGGGTGGTGGCTTGGCAGCGCATGTGCTGGCAGAAGAACTGCACGAACTGCCGGCCGGTCATACCCGGGAAGCCCTCACGTTCGACCTCGCGGTCGTCGAGCTGGACCATGTACAACGGCTCTGGCCGCACCGACACGACCTGGACCTCAGCCAGCCGTTCCAGCGGCTCTCCGGCCGTGCGACCTTGCACCTTCCGGCACAGGGTCAGCCGGTCACCAGGCTTGAGGAATCGCCAGCCGAGCCGACGGGTGACGGTCTTTTGCCGCTCGACCACGGCTTGCTCGGTCAGCGCGACGGACATGAGCCGGCTCATGTCGCACCTCGTACGGCGGCCCGGCCGGTCGCGTAGACCACGTGGCCACGGCGGGCGGGTAGCTGGGTGCCGCCGGTGCGGTGCCGGCCGGTGGCGGACCCCCGGGGGAAGTGGGAGCCCGCCACCGGCCGGGCGGCGCCCGCCCCCGCACCCCTACCAGGGGCGGGCGCCGCGGCCCAGGCTGCCACCGCGCGTCCACTCGCGGGAGCCTGGGGGACCACCCGGGCCGCCAGCGCAGCAGCCGGGTGGCATCGGGGGAGCAGGGTGGCCACCGCCCACAGGGCGGCGAGCAGCGGCAGCGGCCCGGCGGCCACGACCAGCCACAGCCCGGCCGCGGCACCGGCGACAACCGCTATGGCGGTGGCGGTGTGGGCGGTGGCCGGGTGGGTGACGGCAACGGCCAGGTGGTGGCGGATCACGACGCACCACCGTGGGGGCAGTAGGCAGACGACTCGGGGAGCACGTATTCCTGCTCCATCCAGCACCGTTCGCAGATCGGCCCCCAGGCGTGGGGGGCCGGCGCATACTGGCCTGCTGTGCGTACGTTCGGCTTCAAGCTCATGATGCCGACGACGCGGCAGCCGGGAATGGCACCCGGCTGGTTCGCGGCGTCGAGCGAGATGGCCATGGTCACCACCCGGCCGCGTGCAGCCAGACGAGCGCGAGCGCCGCGACCACGGCCAGCAGCACGGTGAGCTGGGCCAGGCCCCGCAGGTGCCGGTTCAGGGTCGGGTCCCGGCGGCTCACGACGCACCGCCGGGGGTGGCGCGGCGGGCGTCGATCAGCTCCCGCCACGCGGCGGTCAAGGTGGGCCAGAGCGAATCTGGTTCATCGATGCACAGCGAGAAGCCGAAGGGCGTTCCGACGTCATACTTCTCGCTCAGTCCACGCTGGATCACGGATGTCAGGTAGTCACCGTCCAGCTGGCCAAGCACGCAGCGGCATTGACTGGACAGGTCCAGCCGGTCCAGGTTGATCCGGTCGACCCAGCCGGGTTCGTGCTCGTCCAGCCAGGCCGCACCGGCTCGAACCCGCTCAGCGATGGTGCTCACGTCGGTTCCTCTCCGGTGGTGGCCGGGTCGATGCCGATGACGGTGGTGACGGTGGCGACCCCCCCGCCGGCGGTGAGCGGATGCCCGTCGGCGTCGCGCCGTCGGCGGACGACCTCCAGCCACCCGCCGGCGGGGGTGGCGCGGACGGACAGGTCGAGCACGTCACCGGGGTCCACCTGCCAGTCGGTGAGCGCGGCGGTGAGGGCGGCGTAGGGGATGGCGACCGGGTCGCTCACCGGACTGCCTCAAATTCCGAGGTGTGCGCCCAGTCGTCGCCGTGCCCGCCCGGGTCCTGGAACCGGAACGTCTCCGGTCCGACCCCGCAGTTCTCGCCCTCCTCGCAGGTGCCGATCTCCAGCACCTCGACGACGATGGGGACGCCGGGTATCCGCACCTTGTCGCCGATCTCAAACTTGGCCATGTCAACTCTCCTCAGTGGTGTCGGTGGGGTGGTTCAGCCGGCGCAGCAGTTCGGCCGCCGGTGTCAGGTGGTCTGAGAACCCGGTGGGTTCGTGGCCGCCCAACCGGTCGGGGTGGGGGTCGCGCCGGTCGGGCTGGTCGTCCGCGCGGTGCCGCAGCAGCAGCCACGGCAGCATTAGCAGCGCGAGCGCGCAGCCGGAGCGGCGCCGTTTGCCGGCGCGGCGGACGGCGGCCTTCTGGGCGCGGGTGTCGGCGCGGCCCTGGCGGTAACCCCGGCGGTAGTCGTCGTCCTTGCCGCCGCGGCTGGGGTCCACCCGGTGAGGGCTCACCGGTCCACCGCCGGGGTTTCCGACCGGGGGCAGCTCCGCCGCGCCGGCGCCAGGTGGCGGGGGAGCATCGTCCCGCCGCGGACCAGTCTGAGCAGCCGGCCGCATGCCGGGCAGCGGCCGGTGGGGTCGCTGAGCTTCCGGGCGACGTTGGCCACGGCAGCGTCCCGGGCGCTCATGACCCCACCACCCGTGGTGGCCGGAGCATGTGCTCGGGCGTGTCCGGGTCCCCGCACCAGCACCCGCAGCCGGGCTCACCGCACGGGCAGTGGTTGTCCAGGTCCTCGCGGCACTCGGGGCAGGGGACGGTCTCGCGGAAGTCCCGCCAGTCGTAGTGACGGATCACCGCGCACCTCCGGTCGGCTCGGCGGTGGGTTCGGTGTCGCGGATCATCTCCGCGAGCAGGAGCAGTTCATCCCGGTCGACGGTGATGTTCAGGACGCGCTTGAACCGGCAGCGGGTGTGGACGATCAAGTAGCCCTGGTCACCGGACGCGGCGATGCTGATGTCGGTGGCGTCCACGTCGCGGAAGATCCACCAGTTGTAGAGCCAGCTCACCGCGCACCTCCGGCCTGCTCGGCGGTGGGCAGGAACCGGGTCCGACAGCCGGGCGGGCGCTGGGCGGCACGGCGCCACGGGCGCTGGTCACGTGCCGTATGCCGCTTGTTGTAGGGCGGCTGGGCAGCCGCGATCTCCTCGAATTCGGCCACTAGGGCCTCCTCGATCGTGGAGTACTGGGTAAAGTCGATACGCGCCACCAGCGCCCAGAACTTGCCGCTGACGTGACTCATCAGGCGCTGGAAAAGCGCGATGGTGCAACCGATGTAGAGAGGCTGGTCATAGGCGTCGTAGAGCCGGTAGACGGCCGGGCTCTCGTAGTCGGCTAGCGCGCAAAGGTCGCATAGAACCAGGTCAGCGGGTGGTTCGACGCTCAGCACTGGACGGGCCAGCGTGACACCGCAAGCGCCCGCCAGCGCGTCGCCGAACGTCTTGGCGACCCGACCCCTGATCAAGTGGAAGCGCCTGGATACGCGGAGGCTGCCGTGCATCCAGATCGCCGCGGTGGCCGGCACCACCACTTCCGGCTCGGGTGCACACAGGGGCGCACGCCGTGCTAGGTCGTAGCAACCTCGACATAGCCCTTTAGCTACATGGCGGCGATCACTGTGGCACTCGGCCGCCAAGCGAATCTTCCGCGCGGGCTTCGGCGGCAATAGGTCCGGCATCGACAGCGCGGAGGCGATCTCCTGACGGGTCATCGTCTGGAGCCGGCTCACCGCGCGCCCCCTGCCGGCTCCGGCGCGCTGTCGAACCAGCTCCGCAGCGCCTCATGCGAGACCTCGACACCCGTCGCCTCGGTCAGGTCGGTGGCCAGAGCGCGCCAACCGGTGCCGCTGGCACGGCGCTGAGCGACGTAGGCGGCGAGGGTGGTTCCGGTCAGGTGCCGTTCAAGCTGCCGGTAAAGCCGGGTAGTTCCTTCTCCCATGGCCAGAAGCTTGACATGGTGAAGCTAGCTTGTCCATGGGTCGCCATCACCCGAACGGGCATAAGTTTGACGACGTTGAGGTGGCAGGTCTTGCCACCACTCCAAGCGCTATGTCAAACTCCTGACGTGGATATGACAGAAGTGGCACAACGCGAGACCGGGCGGGTGATCCCCCGGGACACCTTTCGCGCCCGGCTCATGCTGGTCCGGCTGCATGCCGGTGACCTGACCATCCGGGAGGCGGCGGCCAAGTGCGGCCTTAACTACGGGTCGTGGGCGAACTGGGAGAAGGGGGTCAAGCCGCGCGACAGGGTGGAGACCGCCGAGGCGATCAGCGATGCCCTCGGAGTTGACCGCGACTGGCTGCTGTTCGGTGGCCCGCTCGCACCCGAGGACCGCCGCCCCGGCCGAGTGGTCAGCCGACCCGGCCGCAGGTTACCGGCAAGCTATCCCATCGCCGCCGGGCAGGCCACCCCCGACCAGCCGAACGGCCACCACATTCGCCCGACCGGGCGGGCCGCCGGCTCCCCCAGAAGCATGACCCGCGTACCCGCGCAAACCGGCGCCGGCATCAGCCGCCCGGCCCGACTCTCCCACCCGCCAGCCCCGGCACCACACGCCGCCACCACCCGATAACCGGACATGACCCCCGACCTTGACATCATCGAGGACTACCTCGCCCACCTCGCCACCATCGGCCGCAGCCCGAAGACCATCCGCACCTACGGGACCGCGTTGCGCGCCGCCCACCGGGAGCTACCCGCCGGGGTGCCCACCGCCACCGCCGCCGAGATCACCGCCTGGCTCAGCCAGTACGCCAGCGCGGCCACCCGCCGCACCTACCGCGCCGCGTTGACCGGCTGCATCTCCTGGGCGGTCGCCGTCGGGCATATCAGCCGGGACGAGGGGGCGCTGGTCCCCCGCCCCCGGGTCCGCCCAGGCCTGCCCAACCCGTGCTCGGACGCCGAGCTCGCGGCGATCCTCGCCCGGGCGGCCGAGCCCTACCGCACGTGGTCCGTCGTGGCCGCGTACGCCGGTGCGCGGTGTATCGAGATCACCCGGCTCCGGCGTGAGCACGTGGACCCCGACCGGGTGACGCTACACGGGAAGGGCGACAAGACGCGGCGGGTGCCCACCCACCCGCTGGTCTGGGCGGCGGTCGAGGGCCTGCCGGCCGGTCCGGTGGCGCCGGGGCGGGACCCGTGGCGTGACCACGTCTCGGCCGAGCTCCGCCGCACCTACCTTGCCCTGGGGGTGGACGTGACCGCCCACCAGCTCCGGCACTGGTACGGCACCGCGCTGGTGGCCTCGGGTGCCGGGCTGGAGGAGGTGCGGGAGCTGATGGGCCACGCGTCGATCTCAACCACGCTCGGCTATGTCAGGGTCGCGTCGCCCCGGCTGGCGGCCGCGGTCGGCCGGCTACCGGCGCTGACCAGCATCTGAGCACGGGGGCCCGACAATCGGACATAGCGGGACACGCGGGGGTGTTTTCGCAGGTCAGCTACCAGGCCCGACCACACCTAGCTCAGCTCAGCCGCCGGGGCCGGCCCCGCCGGTCCCGGCCCGGCGGATCACTGACCACCACCACCGCCAACGCCACCGCCGGCAGATGACGCGGCCGGGCCACCACCACCACATCCGCCGCACCAGCCAACACCAGCCGCCGGGCCGTATCCGCGTCCCCGGTCACCGCGGCCACCTGCCAGCCGCGCACCCGGCACAGCCCCGCGCACTCCTGCTGCCAGCGGGTCTGGTCGACGCCGGCGGGGGCGTAGATGACGGCACGCACCGGGGAGCCTCCGCACTCCCGCCGTCCGGGTCAACGAGGTGAGACCGGTTCGCGTCGCTGTGATACCTCTCACCCGGTCGGGGTGGGCCGCTCGGCCGGTGGTGGCGGCCAGCAGCCGGGGGTTACCGTCGCGCGGGGGGGCTGCGAGGGGTGCGGGGTGGGCGCCGGTCACCCGGGGGCCGGCTTCCACTCCTCCTGGTAGTCCGGGTGGTCGGCGTGGACCAGCGCGAGCAGGCGCAGCGTCGGGCAGGGGAATCGCTGATGCAACCGCTCGCCCTGGTCCCAACACGTGGGGCAGCGCCGGCCGGGCGTGCTAGTCGGCCAGTCGTCGAATGGGCTGGTCGGCTCCCAGTGCTCGTCCATGATCCGCCGCTCGGCAGCCACCCGGCGCAACACCCGGTCCGGGTCATGCCGGGCCATGTGGTCCAGATCCCGCAGCCATCCGACCGCGACGTTGACTCCGGTCGGTGCACTGAACACCCGAGTTTCGCGCGGCTCGCCTTGCAGCTCCCACGGCCCGGGCACCGCCCGCCGTGCCGCACCCTCGTCCTCGGCCAGCCGGGCGAGCAGAAACTCCACCAGCGTCATCACCGGTCGGCCCTCAGCTTCGGCCGGCTCGGTACGCGGACCATGGGGACTCCCAGCTTGCCGCACTTCCGCACCGCCCCAGCCAGCGTCCACGTGTACCCCTCCGCGATCAACAGATCAGCCGAGCGCGGCAAGCTGGCCCAGATGATCCAGCGGTACCGCCAGCATCTACCCCAGTAGCGGGGGCAGACCGTCGCCCGCAAGACCCACCCGCTCACCGCGGCGTCTCCTCTTCCTGGCAAGGCTCCGGATGGGCATCGTCGTAAAGGAACGCGACGCTGGCGCCCATCACGAACACGGCGAAGACCAGCACGATACCGAGCGCGAACTGGACGGCACTCCGCAACCCGGTCCGGCCGACGCTCAGCCGGGAGCCAAGCCCCAGGCCCGTGAGCAGCAACAAAGCGATGATCAGCCAGTCCATCAGCTACCCTCCCGCCGTCCGGTGCCGACCCGCAGCACCGTGGCCCGGCCCGAGTCCAGCGCGTGCTGCACACGCTCGTCGTTGACACGCCGGGCGAGGCTGCCGGTGCTACGCCACGGCGCGTCCGACCCGGGGTGGACCATCATCCAGGCGATGGTGGCGGTGGCCACCACACTGCCCTCGGGCAGGTCGGCGGCGGTTGCTGTGTCACTCATGCTTCCTCCAGCCGATGTTTACCGATGTAGCGCCGCAGCCCACGATCCAGGATTGGCGTCACCACCTCGGTCATCGTCTCCTTGCGCGCCTTCGCGATCTTCTCGGCCTCGTCCCACAGCGCGCCATACCGGATGTTCCGCTTCGGCGTGATGCCGGTGCGCGGCCGACCGCGGGGTCGCTTCTCCGCCTCCATACCTGAACTGTACCACGGCATAGCTGACTTTGTGTACCACGGTTTTCTGACCGAAAGGTTGAGCTCTGGGCCTTGCACCCAGTCTTTCCTGTGGTACAGTTATCTCATAAGCAAGGGAACACCAAAACTCCAAAGAGGTCCCAGGCCAAACGAGAAAAGCGGCCACCGCGGTTAGAACCGCCAGGGACAACGAAGCGACCTGATGCTTCGAGGGGAGCCGACCGGACCAGTTGCGACGATCACTGACCGCCCAAGCGGTCGGGCTCTCGACCGGCACCCGCAGCCACGGCTCGGGAACGCCCCAGAGAGGCTTCCCCGGCGGCTCCCCCCGTGGCATCAGGTACCTACACCCACATGGCCGGCCCGCCGTCCCGTGAACCGGTGGTGGCTGCCCCTCCAGGCTCAGGCGGGTGGGGCGTATGCCGAAGCCACCGGCGAGGAGAGCCCTCCGACGGGCCGGCCATGTGGGTGTAGGTCCACACACCAGCAGCCGAACGGACCGTTGACCAGCCCGGGGGCACCCTGGGACCGCCGAGTCGGCCACACTGGCAGACACCACCGAAGGAGACCACCATGAGCGAGACCACCACCACCGCGCTGGCCCTGGCCGACGCTTTCGACCGGCACTACATCGCCGGCACGAGCCCCGCCCTGCCGGCCGCCATGGCCGAGCTCGGGCTGAACGACACCACCGTGGCGGCCGAGCTGCTGACCTGTGGCGCCTCGTTGCGGTACGCCCGGGACTACGGCCTGGACGAGCTGGCGCAGCTGGCGCTGGCGATCAGCCTGGACACGGTCCGGGCCGACCGGCCGGCCGCCTACGCCCAGATCACCACGGTGCATGTGGACGAGTGGGCGCCGGAGGTTGCCGCCGGCGGGGAGACGACGGTGGCCGCGCTGACGGAGATGTTGCACCACGTCACCCGCGACACCGCCTGACGCTGCCCGGTCCTCACCCGCTCCGGCGGGCGGCCCCCCGGGCACGACGAAGGAGCCCTCCCGGGCTGTCACCCGGGAGGGCTCCTCTGTTCGGCTCGACCGGTCAGGGGCGGAAGTCGCCCTTGCCGGCGTTCGGCGGGCGCGGGTCCTCACTGTTGTTCCCGTGGCCCCCGGCGTTGACGCACATCCAGCCGCCCTCGGACGGGTTGACCGCGGCCTCCTGGCCGGGTGGGCATTCGATCGGGTCGGCCTGTGCCGGGCTGGCCGCGGCGCCGACGCCGGCGGCGACCAGCGCCACCAGGATGATCAACTTACGCATTGCGTTCTCCTCTGCTCAGCTCCCATTATCTCGCGGCCCGCCGACGCTTGCGCCGGTACGCCAGCCAGAAGTGAATTGGAACCCACAGGACGAGAGCGCCGATGGCAGCGAAGGTGACCTCCATCGGGACCGCGCTCACGATCTCGGTCGTCCATGGCCGAGTCGCCGGGCTGCTGTCGCAGGCAGCGAACAGCTCCATGCCGATCACCAGCCCGGTCAGGCCTAGAAACGCGATCCGCCAGCGGGTGGCCGGGCTCACCGTGGCGCCCACGGAAACTCACCGGCCGCGTGCCGGACGCAGAGCGGATCCCGGTAGAACTGGCCGGCGTCGTTGGCGCCGCACGCGCAGACCGGCCCGCAGTGGACCAGACTCTCGTGCACCGGCACCCCGGAGGCGGCGAGGGCCATCCGCCACGCCCGGATCATCGGCAGCACCTCGGTCTGCACCACCTCGTGCGGGGACTTCGACCGGGCATGGTCTCCCAGCCCCAACTCACGCAGGATGGCGGCAAGGTCGTCGTGCACCAGGTCCTGCTCGGCCAGCCCGCTCACCGTGGCGCCTCCCGCTCCTGCCTGGCCGCCCGGTCCGCCATGCCCCGGAGCTCGGCCGCGGTGAGCGTCGGCAGCGGCGCCGGCTGGGGTGTCCAGAACACCGCCTGGTAGGCGCCGATCGCCAGCCCGGCGGCGATCACCCACTCCAGCGCGGTGATCTGCCCGTCGACCAGCGCCGTGGCCACCGATGCGAGCCCGGCACCCGCACCGGCCGCGATCGCCTTGACCTGTTCCCTGACCGGTGTCATGTCCGTTCACCTCTCGTGTTCCAGCGCCGCAATGCGCGACCGACCGCAGTCACTAGACCAGCCAGCCACGGTGGCGGCTCGCTGCCGCGGACGGTCTCCGGCTCTATCCAGTCGTGATCGCGTTCCAGCTCTTCAACCCTGGGAAGACGCGGAACACGCCTGGTCCTCGCAACGATATGGATTTCCCGGCCGGGTCCCATCAGTCAACTCCTTCCGCTCAGCCGCATCGTAGGCTCGGCGGCTCCGGCACCGGGTTGGCCACCAGGGCGTCCCGGTACGCGTCGCTCGCGGCCAGGTAGGCGGCCAGCGCCATCGCGAACTGCTCCTCGTCCTGGCTGGCGACCGCCCGCACCAGCCGGTCCAGCGCGTCCGTGCGGTCCCCGGCCAACCCGCCCAGCAGGGTGGTGCGCTCCACGCTGGCGTCCCCCCACGCCTGCGTGCATTCGATGATCCGCTCCTGCTCCCGGGCGATGCCTTGGACCCGCAGGAACCCGGGTACGGTGACCACCGCGACCATGATCAGCATGACCACGAACGGGCGGCCGCTGAGCCATCGGACAATCCGGCGGATCACGGCGTCAGCCCGCCAGCCACAGCATGAACGACACCACAACCGCCATGCCCAGGTAGATGGCCGTGATCGGGTACCTCTTAGTCACCGCCATTGCGCCGCCTCCTCGCCTCATCCACGCGCATCACTACGGGGCTCAGCAGAAGGGCGCCGAGGAAGCTCAGCACCGCGGCGCGTGCGCCGCCGAGTGTGACCTCCCACATGGCCAGCGCCAGCGCCACGCTCACCACGGCAGTGTCCCGGACCGGCCGGCTCACCCATCGGCCCTGGTCCTGGCGTGACCCGTCGACATCTGGGCTCATCCCTCGTCCAGCGAGCCCAGCACAGCCCGCAGCGCGGCCTCGATCCGCTCGGCCGGAACGTCCGCGAGCTCCCCGGCCAGCGCCGGGCCGAGCGCCGCGAACTCCGCCCGCACCGCCGCCGCAGCAGCCGCGGCCACGTCCTCGCCGGCCAGCTTGGCAAGGATCGCCGCCTGCCCGGCCAGCACCTGACCGGCGGTGGCGTGGGACCAAACGTCCGCGGCGAACCGGCCCCGGCTGATCGGGGCGGCGGTCATCGCCGCATAGGCGAGCAGGCGGTCCCGGCTGCCCTGCCATCCCTCCGGCAGGGTGTCCCCGGCGAGCCCACCAATCGGCGGGGTTTCCCCGAGCACCTCCCGGATCGCAGCCTGCAGCTCCTCTCTGGTCACGTCGTCTCCCTCCAGTAGTAGCCCGATCAGATGGTCCATCGGGAAGTTCGGACCCGGGTCGGTGTGGTCGGTCCCACCCCACGCCAGGCGCATTTCGTTGTGGGTGATGATCCCGGTCAGGGACCCGGCCTGGATCTGAGCCACGGACAGGTCCCGCGGGACGATGTTGTGCGCGGCGCAGTCGGCGCGGATCTGTGCGACCAGCAGCGGCCAGGCGACCGCCCCCAGCCACTGTGACCGGGACCAGGCAGCGCGGCCGGTCAGCTCGTAGGCGATCGCCCTGTCGTTGCCGGGGCGGCTGCCGGCGTGGAAGGCGCGCAGGTCGGTGTCCAGGCTCTGCACGATCGAGTTCTGGTCGATGTAGTAGTGCGAGCTGGTCGAGTCGGCGCGCCGCTTGGCGTAGTCGGCCTCGGCCTCGGCCGAGGCACTGTTCTCGGTGGAGTGGATGGCGATGTACACCTTGCTGGTGCGGGTGTTGCCGTACCAGCGTGGTGGCCCGTCGTAGATGGCCCGGTAGATCGGCACCAGCTCACCCCTCAGCTCAGCGGCTTGACGCTGAGCAGCCGGTCGAAGATGTCCCCGTTCCCGGCGCTCAACATCTTGAACTCAATCTGCGCGTTGTACTGGCTGCCGGCCGTCAGATTCTCCACCACAAGCGACATGTCCTTGCCGTCACGGTGGACGTCGAAGACCAGGGAGCGCACGTCGTTGGCGACCACCACCGACGTGCCGGCGCCGATGGTCGCGCCGGTTCGGACGCCTACCGAGACGGCCATGGACACACCGGCCGAGTTCGACTCACCCCGGGCGTACCAGGTCACCTCCACGCGACCGGTAGTGGGCGCGATGAACGCCACCCCGACCGGGGTGCCTCCCGGCTCGAAGACCGTGTTGCTGAATGCGCCCTCATCGGTGGCATCAGAGACGCTCACGCTGGGTGGGGTGTCCAGCGCCCGGATCGTGCTACCGGCGGTCAGGTCAGGCATGGCCTCTCCCTACAGGGCACGTATCGCGGGCTGCCACAGCGACACCGGCTCCCCGGCCGGGACGGTCTTCTCCACCCCGTTGACGACCGTGGCCGAGACGGTAAAGGTCTGCGGGCTGCCGCTGCCGGAGATGCCGGTCACCCGTACCCGCGCGCCGGCCACCCGCACGTCCAGCGGAAAGTCCATGTTGTCATCACCGGTCACACCCCACAGCGGACCGAGGGTGGTCGCCACGCTCATGGTCGTGTCGGTGCCGGCCTCGAACTCGGCCGCCAGCTCAGCGCCGGCGGTGTCCCGGCGCATGGGTGCGTCCGGGTCCGGAGTCTCATCGTCGTCAGCGTAGATGCCGACCCGGAAGGGTGCCCCGGGTGCACACTTGAACGTGATCACCCGGCGGCGGATGCCGATCCGGTCGACATAGCCCTCCACGATCAACTCGGCCAGGTCCGGGTGTAGCTCCGGGTCGAGGTTGGCGATGGTGACCAGGTCGCCCACGTCGACCGCCGTCACATCGGCGGCCAGCGCCGGGTTGCCGGTGTAGCTCGGGTGGTCGAGGTCGATGGTCACCTGGGGCCAGCGGATCGAGCCGTCGGTGCCCTCGTGCAGCAGCCACCCGGCCTGGTCGCCCAACATCCCGTCGCCCAGCACGTTCACCGTGGGCTCGGTGGCGATCCGGCCGATCGCGTCCACTCCGAGCGGACCGTCCTGGTCGACCATCCGGACCGACCCGCCGTCACGACGCTTGACGGTCACGTCGTTGCGGGCCGCCAGGTCGTCTATGACCGGCTCGAACGGCGGGGCGATCTGTTTAGCCGCGAAGTCAAGCTCCAGCGCCGGGGTCTGGTTGTAGCGGCTGCGTCCGGTGCGGTAGTGGAGCCCTACCGAGTCGCGCGCGTCGTGGAGGTAGCCGTGGTCCGCCTCGGCCGCCTCGCGCAGGATCGCCAACAGCCCGTCCGGGTACTGAGGGCCAAGCAGGATGGTGTCCGACATGGTGCCGGTGCCGGTAAACCCGATGGCCTCCTCATCACACAGCCGCTCGGTCCGCTCCCCGGCCGACTCGCCGGCGTGCCCCCGGTAGGCGGCAAACGTATCGGCCACGGGCGGAACCGAGTTAACCCATGCGATCATCGAGCTGATCAACACGCCAGGTGGCGGCTGTATCATCGCCTGTCCTCCCGGACCGAAGAACCGGAACCCCCGCAGTGGCGGCACCGCGAACGACGCGCTGGTGTCGGTAGCCACTGACACGCCGTCCACATAGATGGTCCATCTGAGTAGACCCCCGCTAGAATCCACATGCAGCCGGTAGTGGTGGGCCTGGTCGTCCTGGGTCAACACCGGGAGTGCGAAGGTGCCGAAGTCTTCAAGGACCCCGGTCTGGCCCCACAGCCGAACTTGGACGTCTTCGGGGTCAAAGACAATGGAAGTGTCTATACGGACGAAAAAGTCCGGGTCTAAGTCAAGGTCCCCTGCGTACAGCGAGAACGGTCCCGATCGAGGGTTGCCACGGAACGCGTAGTCGATCGCCCACTCGGTTGCGCTACCGCCGCCGCTCACCTTCGTTATCAAAGTTGGGCGGGTCAGTGTTGTCAGCGAGCCGTCCGTGTGCTCGGCCTGCCGTAGCTCTACCGCGTTCGGCAACCACGGCACTACCTGCCCGGTGGACCAGGTGGGCGGGAACGGCACGGTGTTGTCGTCAATCACAAGGGTGCCGGGAACACCGACGATCAGGTGAGCGCCAATGAGGGCGCGACCTTTGGTCGAATTGGTCGGGTCGTCCAGCGGCCAGTGCGCCACCGCCCCGTTCAGCCGGGCGAACCGGGCCACCGCGTCCTCTGACGCGTCGGTGCCGATGTTCGCGCGGCGGGTCCGGCCGGCAGCGACTACCTCGACCCGGGCGGGGTGGCCGGGCCTGGCCTTGCGAGGTTTCCAGGATGCGGCCTCAAGCACCCGGACATCCGCATCGGCCGTGATCCGCACCGGGATGTTGCGCAGCCCGAACAGGACGCTGTTCGGGTTGCTGGGCAGCAGCCCGTACCCCTTAAGCGTGAAGGCGGCCGAGAACGGCGGGAACACCCTCTCGTTAGGCGACTTGCCGCCGGTAATGGCCACGCTGGTCTCACCAGCGGCCAGCACCGACCCGGTGTGGTCGTGCCAGTCGTCGGCGTAGAACAGCTCCAGCTTGAACCCGTGGTCAGCCACGGGCACCACCCAGCACCGCCTGAACGTCGCCACCGCGCACGCTCACATAGTCGCCGATCAGGTCGGCCAGGTCGCCCCTGAACTCCACGATGATGTGACCGGCGCGTGCCGGCGCCGTCCCGCCGCCAGGGGTGAGGTTCTCCAGCAGCCCCCGGTTCGCCTGCGCCGTCGGCCGGTCCACTACCCACTCGCCAGCGGTCAGCATCGCCGGTACCCGGTCGATGCCGGTGAACGGGCCGGGCACCTCGCCGCCGTGCTGGCCGAAGAACACGCTGCGGCTGCCGCCGCCGACCGCCGTGGGTGGCGACCCGCTGGTCGTGTACCGGGTGTGCACGTTGATATTGACCCGGGAGTGGATGCGGTCAAGCTGGTCGTTCACGGTCTGCCGGAACCGCTTGAAGCTGTCCTGGAGCCCGCGGAGCTGGCCGCCCAACCCGGGCACCCAACCGAACGCCAGGGTGGCCGCGCCCAGAGTGATCTCAGCCCAGGTGAGCGCCGCATTGATCAACACCCGGAAGACATCAACCTGCAGGTCTTTCCAGACCGCGCCCGCCTCACCCATGATCCGCATGTTGTTGATCCAGAACCCCGCCAGGTTCCCCAGCGCCTCGATCGCGGAGAAGACCATCTGCCGGTTCTCCGCACCGGTCTCCCCGCTGGACTCACGCCACCGGGCCAGCGCCGGAGCGATGTCCTCGTCCACCGCGGTCTTAGCGGCGTCGGCCATCTCGCCGAACTGCTTGCCGGCGGTGGTCGACTCGTCGCCCATCTGCTCGAACCAGCCCAGCACCTCCTCGATCGCCGGTGCCAACTTCTCCCCGAGGTCGAGCTTCAGATCGTCAATGCGGACCTGGAGTTTGTCCCACTTGCGGCCGATCCCCTCATCCATCCGGCCGAACGCCTCATCGGTCGCGCCGGCGGAATCCTGCATATCCTCCAGCGCAGAGTTGAACGCGGCCGCCCCGGACTCGGAGGTCAACGCCAGCGCCGCGTTGCCGGCCTCCACGCTGCCGAACAGGTCGGACAGGTTGGCGTTGCCGTCCTTGGCATGCTCGGCCATCAGCGCGAGCGCCTCCTGGACCGAGCCACCGTCCCGGACGAAGTTGGCGAAGCTCTTACCCGACAGGTCCTCGAAGGTGTCGGCGGCCTTGCCGCCCTCCTTGCTCAACTCGACCAGCAGCTGCCGGAGCTGGGTGGTGGCCACAGCGGTAGGGACACCCTGAACGGTCATGGCAGCCAGCGCGGCGGTCACCGTCTCGAACTCGACCCCCAGCGCCGCCGCGGTCGGCACCACCTGGAACAGCGAGGTGGCCAGCTCACCGACCGTGGTCTTGCCCAGCTTGACCGCCGTGAAGAACAGGTCCGAAGCCTTCTCCGCGGACAGGTTCTCCTTCCCGTACGCGTTGGTCACGCTGGTGAGGCCGTCGACCGCGGTCTCCAGCGTGGTCACCCCGCCGATGCTCAGCTTGGCCGCACCGGTCAAGAAGTCGAACACGTTCTCCCGGGGAACCCCGGCGGAGATGGCCTGGTACAGCGCCGGCACCGCCTCGGTGGTGGCAACACCCATCTCCCTGGCGAACGTCCGGACGTCGTCCTGCATGGAAGCAAACCCTGCCGCCGACAGGTCGGGCAGCAGGGTCCACACCTCACGCATGCTGGTATCGAAGGCGGCGAACTGCTGGATGCTGTCCGTCACGAACTGCTTGACCGCGCGGGCGGCGTTACCGAGCTGGTTGAGCGCGAAGTTGGTCACCGCCGCGCTCATCCCGGCGAACGCCCCGACCGTGCCGGCCTTCAGGTTCGAGAAGCCCTTGCCGATCCGCTTGGTCGTATCCGAGGCCCGGTCGCGGGCGATGATGTCGAACGTGAGCGGCTGGGTCATCGCGTCACCGCCCCCTTGTCTGCTCGGGCCTCATTCCACTCGACAACCCACTCCGCCCGGCGGCGGAACTCGCCCAGCGTCAGCCGGCGCACATCCCACGGCGCCAGCCGCAGCAGCAGCTGCATCGGCAGGTCGTAGCTGTCGATCAACTCGCGGACCGACGGCGGGGGGCCGCCGCGGAGGAGCTCCCGGAGCGCTGGCGGGACGCCGCCCTCTTCGCCGCCCGGTTCGGCACCGGGCTCGCCCCGTTTCCCTCGGCGTCCGGCACGAAGCTGAACTGCGCGGACAACACGTTCGGGGTGAACTCGGCGAAGTCGGCCGCCGGCTCACCGGCCACCCGGACCGCGAGCCACATGAACGCGCGGATCGCCCTGATCTCCATACCACCCAGCCGGTCCAACCAATCGCCCAGTACCCGCATCCCGGTGGCGTCCTCGAACTCCTCCAGCAACGCCATCGGCACCCGCGCCAACCCGTCGGGGGAGCAGTCCAGTTCGTAGGTGCCGGCGCCGTACCGCTCCCGATCCGGCTCGGCGAACTGGAACTGGAACCGATACCTCACCGGATCCCCGCACGGATCGCGGCGTGCACGTCCTGGATCGCGTCCAGCATCTCCTCGCGCACCTCGTCCGCCTGCCCGCGCATCGGCTCGGTGAAGAACCCCGGTCGGATGTCCTGGGTGAACCAGTTCTCCCGGTCACCGAACAGCGGGTGTGACAGCTTCCCGGCCTCCAGCGCCTTGGTGTTGCGCTTCACCCCGCCCTTGGTGCGGGAGATGATGCGGATGCCCGGGTCCCGGCCACCGGTCTTGACTTGCGTCCTCGGCGAGTGGGACCGCTGCAGGGCGGCCGTGTAGCCGCCGCGGCCGGGCATGTAGTCCGGGATGGACTCCTGGACCGCCTGCTTCAGCGGCTTGGCCGCCCGGTTCAGCCCGCGGAACAGCTCACGCCGGTAATGTTTCTCGGCGCCACGTAGCGCCCGGCCGGCCTGCTCCAGCACCTCCACGTTGCGCAGCTCAATGGTCACTAGCCCACCTTGCGGATCGCGCTGGCCGCGTTCCAGCTGGCGCTGACCGCGACAGCTCCGCTGACCGACCCGTTGACCGAGAAGTCGGGCAGGATGGTGCCCCACCAGTACTGGCCGTTGCTGCTGGTGCTGGGGTACAGGTAGAACTTCCGCGCGATGCCGTCGGTGGCCGCGGTGTAGGTCTGCACGGTGGCATCGTCGTAGAAACCCGCGAAGTCGCCAGAGGCGTCCGGCAGACCCGCCGCGTAGACCTTGTTCTCGTCCTCGAAACTGGTAACTTCCGGCTTCTCTGTGACGAAGCTGATCGACCAGCTGTTCAGGAACGCCACCGGCTCAGCGGCGCCGCCGGATGCCAATGCCAGGTACACGCGTCCCCGGCGGCCATGGATACGTGCCACTATCTCACTCCCTCTAACAGGTGCAGCATGCGCGCTGCGTGGTTCGCGAACGTGCGGTCGGCGACCGCCTGCCGGGCCTTGGCTGCCGCCTCCACCCGAAGGTCCTCATGGGCCAGCCACCACCGGGCCAGATACCCCGCCTCGGCCGGCAGGCTGAACGTGGGCAACATCGGCAGCAGCTCGTCACCCTCGCCGCGCGGCTCCCGCAGGAACGGCAGACCCACCGCGGCCATCTCCACTTCCCGCGGACTGCACGCCCAGCCGTCCGCCGAGTCGCCGTCCTCGGCCTCCCGCCGGTACAGGTTCATGCCCACCTTGGCCGAGCGGTAGACGCGGACCGTATCGGTGTTGTCCAGGCACTCGGCCACGTCGTGGGCTACGTACTTGCGCAGCGGCGAGTCCTCGGCCAGCCGCTGCCAGTTGCCGGCCAGCAGCAGATCCAGCCCGGTGCGGTCCATCGCCTCGAAGAACTCGATCCGGGACTCGAAGCCGGTGCCGACGAACGCAAGGTCCGCGGCCAGGTGCGGCTCGACCGGGCCGGGGCAGTGCACGGCCGGCCGGTAGGCGTGCGGGATGTACTCGGTCGGGGCCAACTCCCGGTACCGGTCGATGCTCACCGGGTCGTTGACCAGGTTCAGGTCGGCGTGCGCGGCGACGGCCAGCTGTCGGGTGTCCTCGTAGGGCGCCTCGGTGTGCAGCACCACCACGCGGGTGCCATAGCGGCGGGCCAGGTCCAGCAGCTCGACCGGCACCAGGAACGCGGAGACCACCAGCAGCACATCCGGCCGCACCTTGTAGAGCGTGGCGTACAGGCCGTTCACCGCCAGCTCGACCGCGGTCTCCTGCGGGATCGCCTTGCGGAACTGGCCTTCCGAGACATTGAAGAACGCCGAGTCGTAGAAGGTGAGCCGGTCGTGCAGGTTGAACGGGACCACCTGGTGGCCGAGCTGTTCCAGCGCTTCCACCCAGCCGGTGTACACATCGTGCACGGAAAATCCCGGACCCGGGTGACAGACCGCGAACCGCATCAGCCGACCTCGATCACGACGTCCGCCGCCAGGTACTTGATCCCGGCCCACTCGACGATCCGGTCCCGGCCGACCGATGCGGCCCGGGCGAAGTCCACCACCCCGCCGAGCGTCGGGTCGCCGTTGATCGCGGCCCGAATGGAGCTGGCGCCCGAGCCGGCGAGGTAGGCGTCGAGCGTCTCCTGTGCCCGCTGATTGCTCAGCTTAATCAGCACCGTGACGGCGAAGCCATAGTCGTCCGACTCCGCATCAAACGAGGTGTCGAACTCGGTACTACGGCGCACCACGATGGCAGCTGGCGAGTTGACGGAGTCGGTCCACGATGCCTGCGCGCGCAGACCGTCGATGGTGTCGAGCCGGGTTTTGATGCCGGTGCGGATCTGTTGCACCGTGGCCATCACGCCACCAGCAGCGCGTGCCGGCGGTACGGCTTGAGCAGGTCCAGCGCGAACGGGTTCCGCTTCAGCATGAACTGGACCATCTCGTCATAGCCCGCCTGCGCCTCGAAGGTGGACTTGGACCGGAACACCTCGGCCGCCGTGATCAGCCCCGACTGGCGCACCGAGTAGGGGATCTTGGGCCAGCCGAAGATCCCGGCGATCTGCGCCCGGTCGTCCCGCGCCAGCCTGCTGGTCGGCAGCGGGAAGGTTCGCGTGCCAACCGCCTTGATCTTGGTATACGGCCTGGCCTCCGGTGCGGCGGTCGGGTTGTGGGGTAGCAGTTGGTAATCGGTAGCTGCCCAGGTGGTATCAAACGTGCCACCGCCACTGGCGTCCGTCTTGAGCGTGGTCACGGATACGATGTCGCTGAACTCCGGAAGCCTGAGGCAGTACGGGTCATCCGGGACAAAGGTCCAGGTCGTGGCGGTGCGCCGGAACAGCCGCTGGCAGTAGTGCTCGGCCATCCGGCTCGCGGCGAAGCACGCGAAGTGCAACTCGAAGTCATCGCGCGTGTCGGTGGCTTCGATGCCCACCCGCGACTTGACCGCGTGCAGGTTGACGTGCAGCCCCCCGAGCGCCGTCTCTTGCACGGTCCAGGTGACGACCTCGGTGTCCACCACCGTGCCGGTACCGATCCACTTGGCCATCCAGTCGCCGGACTTATCGCAGGTGATGTCCTTGGTGTACACACCGGTACTGGTCTTGGTGATCTCCAGGGCGGCGAAGGTGTACGTGGTCGCGGCGCCCTCAGGGTCGGTGACGATCAGGCTGATTGTGGTCGGGTCCGTGGGGACGTCGTCCACGCTGAACGTGTTGGTGAGCGTCGCCAGTTCGGAAGCCGACTCGAAGAAGACCAGCGCTGCCACGTCACCCTCCCGTCACGGTCGTAGCGGAGGTTCGTCGGGCCGTAACCGCCGCGACGGACGTCCGGCGGGCACTGACCGGCGGCGCGAGCACGCCCGCCCCGATCGAGATGGTTGCCATGCCGGCGGTGGCGGTGACGGTGACCGCGTCCGGCCACATGAGCAGGCCGTGGCCGACGCTCGCCATTCCCGGCGTGACGCTCACGCCCGCACCGGTCAGTGGGATGTCCAGCGCGATCGCCACCGAGCCGGTGGTGACACTGACCGCCACCGGCTCCGGTGTCACGTCGACCGCCAGGCTCAGGCTGCCGGCCACCGCGGTGACCGTGATGCCACCCGGGACGATGCTCACCGCGCCGGTCGTCACGACCAGCCCGGCCGGGACGATGCTCACTGCGGCGCCGGTGAGCGCGACGGTCAGGCCCTGAGTGATGGCCGCAGCGCCCGGTGTGGCCGTGACGGTCACCGGGTCGGGTGTGATCCCGACCGCGCCGGTGGTGACGGTCAGCGCTCCCGCGCTACAGGTGACCGTCACCGCGGCCGGGGTGACCGGCTGCGCGCCGCTCTCGGCGGCTACCTCCACCGTGCCCGGTGTCGTTGTCACCGTCACCGCGGCTGGCGTGATTGCCGCAGTGGCGGTGAGGGCCAGCGTGCCGGGGGTGGCGGTCGTGGTGACCGGTGCCGGAGTTATCGCGGCAGTGCTCGTGATCGTCAACGCGCCCGGGGTGGCGGTAACGGTGACCGCGTCCGGGGTGATGTCCAGTGCTCCGGCAACCCCGGTGGACCACACCACCAGCGCCACGCTGATCTGCTTGGCGGCGTCCCCGCCGGGGAGGGTGAGCGTGTCCGCCCTGACCCCGGCGCCCTGGCCGTCCAGGATGAGATACCCGCCGACCCCGGCGTTCCCCCCGGCGCCCTTCCCGGCGTAGGCGTCCAGGAGCAGGTTCCCGCCGGCTACCAACGCCGGGTTTATGGCGGCGGCGGCCCAGCCGGTGCCGGCCGCGCCACCGTCGCGGATGGCGGCGGCGGCGACCAGCAGCAGGTCCCCGGCCGGGATCGAGGCGGTGTCACCGGTGGCCAGGGACGTGACGGAGCCGGTATCGGAGTCCGCGGTGGCGGCATCCGCGAACCCGAACGCGCCACCTTCCTCGACGCGTAGCCATATGGCGTCGGTCGGGTCGGCGGACCAGGCGGCGGTGAACAGCCCGTCGGTCACCGTGCTGGTGGGGACGAGCTCGGCGACGCCGAGGGAGCGGCGGGCCAGGTCGTTACCGGGCAGGGTGGCCTCGACCACCCGGTTGGTCCAGGTGCCACCGCCGGCGTCGGGGGTGACGCCGAACGCGGTGCCGCCGCCGCGGGAGAACGCGATGCAGATCAGCCGCTCGCCGACGGCGCAGGAGAGGGTGGCCGGGTTGGCGGAGACGGTGCCGGAGATCAGCCCGGTTGCGGCGGCGTTCGCCACGGTCAGCGTGCCCGGGCTGGCGCTCACCGTCTCGGCTGCCGGGGTGATGTCCACCGAGCCAGTGGTGACGGTCAGGGCTCCGGAGGTGGCGGTCACGGTGACCGTGGCCGGGGTTACCTCGATCGGTGGTGGGGGGGTGACCTCGAACTCGGCCCACGAGTCAGCATCGTTGACCGCCACGGTGATGTCCCGCGAGCCGCCGCCGCCGGCCTTCCGAAGCCACAGCGAGTACCCCAGCCGGTCACCGGCCGACCAGGTCGTGCTCAATGTGAGGGTCGCGACCTTGATACCGGTGGTGTTGTGCTCGGCGCTGAAGTCGGAGTCGGCCTGAAGCACCCCGGCGGAATTGTAGCGGTGGACCTGCCACTTGTAGGCCAGGGTGGCCGCAGACACGGCGGTGACCTGGAACTGGGTGGAGATGGTGGCCGAGCCGACCGCTGTCCCGACGGTCCGCACCCATTCGAGCATCTTCGTGAAGCTGCCGCTGCTGGTACTGCCCGAGCCGAGGGTGGTCGGGGTGCCCTGGGTTTCGGACAGGTCCCGGACGATACCGCCGGTGCCCGGCTCGGTCTGGGTAGTGCGCAGGAAGTTCCGGCTCAACGCGAGTGGGCCGGCGTCCTCGTACTGGAAGTCCAGGTCGGTCGCGTCCACCGCGGCGCCGACAGCAACCGAGATCTCGTCGGCCCGATCGAGCGTGAAGTCCTCGATGTTGATGTTGACGTCGGCCTGGTCGAACGCCCACCCGGCGGTCGGGGCCGCGTCCCGCCAGTTGTCCAGGTGGTCCTCAAGGCCGGCGGCCTCAATCTCGGCGTCGCCGAACGTATCGGCGGCCCACGGCAGCTCGTTGGCCCAGACCGCCATGGCCGCGAGGTCGGAACCTGGTCCCCAGCCGAACACTGGGTCGAACGTGTGCCAGGTGCCGCCGGTCGGTGCCACCCAGTCGGCGATCGCAAGATCGGTGACAACGTGGGTCCATCCGACCAGGTTGAGCATGCTGAACCGGACCTTCTCGGTGCCGGCCGGCTTGCGGATTACCAGCAGGTGCCAGTCACCAGCGGTGAAGGTCGGCCCGCTGCCCCCCGAGCCGCCGGACCACCACAAGACCTTGTTGTTCGTGCCGACGCTGATCTTCCCGACCGCGACGCCGGTCGAGTCGTAGGCCGCCAGTAGTGTCCGGTTTGTGGAGTCGTAGGCGGCCAGCGGCCGGAAAAAGAACGCGATGGTGCCGAAGGCGAAGCTATCGAGCCCGCCCAACCCGGCGGCGAAGACGACATCATCATCGGCGTCCAGCCGGCGGACGGTCGGCACGGGTCAGGCCCTACCGAAGACCCTCGACGTCGTCGGAGAATGCGCGGAAGTCCTTCGCCGACGCGAGCGCCTGGGCACCCAGGTAGATCTGCCGTAGCTGCTCGAAGTCGTTGTTCACCGTGCCGATCAGGTTCGCATCGGCGGTCGCGAACCCAAACTCCGTCTCCAGCCCGGACGCTCCCCGCGCCTGGAAGAACGCGTTGAACTGCTCGACGTCGTCGAACAGCTCCCGAAGCTGTACCGCGATCCGGCCGATGGTCTGGTTGACCTGGTCCTTCGTCGTCAGAGCTGCATACCCAGCGGCCATGGCTCCTCCTTAGGTGACGGTGATCGATTTAGGCGAGCGTGACGAGGATGTTGCTGCCCCACGTGGCCGTGATGTCCCCACCGTTGGGCGTCACCGGCAGGCCGGTCGAGGCGCTGTCCCAGGTGATCATCAGCGGGGACGTACTTTCCGTGCCGGTGTTCTTGAACACCGTCAGATATTCGGCCTCGTCACCCGTGATTGCCGAGAACGTGAGCGCGCCCGAGAGGGTCACCACCCCACCGGAAGCAGTGCCTCCGGGAACATCCGCCTGCGCACCAACAGCGATCAGGCCGGCGGAGACATCCGCCCAGTCCTCGTCGGTGGCGCCATCAACGGCTCCGCCGGGAACGTCCGCGGCGTCGAGCAGGGCGGCTTCGATGTCATCGGCGTCGAAGTCGGGGAGCGTATGGTTGCCGGCGCCGAGCATCAGCTGGAGCCAGTTGGTGTGCACGATGGTGGCCATTGAATCTCCTCACATTTGCGCGGGTGTCGCGTGCACCGTCACCGGTGGCAGGATCAGCCCCTGGGTCGGCGGCTTGGCGACCACGTTGACCGGCTCGAACCCGCCATGGTCGTGCAGCCGCTGCATGCGCGCCCAGATGGTGGTGGACACGATGATCGTGCCCTCGCCATCCAGCTGCAGGTGGTACGTCTTGCACTGGTGCGGGTGACCGCACAGCCGGCATACGGGCCGGTGCAGGTTCGGCGGCAGCAGGCGTGACCGGTCGCGGACGATGAACAACCGGTCGGCCACCGAGACGATCCCCTCGGCGCGAAGCCTCGCCGGCTGCGGCTGGATCCGGATCCCGTCAGCCACCGTCTCGCCTCCGCCACTTCTCGCGGAACCGGGCCAGCCCCGCAGCCCATCCGTTCAGCCGGCCCACGTCGGTCGGGCCGGCCGTGTTGTGCAGCACCATCTCCGCGCCACCGCTGAGGCACCAGTTGTGGCGGCCGGCGGCCAGCTGCTGCTCGCACATGTCATGGTCGTAGCCATGCCAGCCCGGATAGCTCTCGTCCCAGACCACCGGCTGCGCGGTGGCCAGCAACAGCCCGTCCAGGTAGGTGCACTCACCGCCCGGGCCGAAGTCGAGCCGGCCCATGCGCGCGTCAACCACCGAGCCGCAGGTGGTGCCGTCCCACCACGGGATGGCGTAGTCCCGGCTGCCGATGAGCCCCACCATGCCCACCTCCGGCGTGCAGCTCCGGACCAGCTCGTCACGCAGCCGCGCCGGGTCGGCCACCCGCACGTCGTGATGCACGTAGCAGCGGATCGGCTGGGTGGCCCGGGCCTGGCCCTGGTTGTACGCGGCGGCGATCGATGCGGCGTGCTCAACCACCACCAGCTCATCCCCGGGGCCGAGCGCCAGCGTCGCACCCAGGTTCTCGGCCAGCACCTCCGGCCGGTGCGATGCGACGATCCAGGAGATCATCGCCGCAGCGCCGCCGTCTCGGCCTGCCACGGCCCCTTCGCGCCGGCCGGCGTGCGCCAGCCCGAGCCGTACCGCACCTCCAGGTACTCGGACGGTGGCGACGGCAGCGGATAGCGGCGGCCGGCGAGCTCCAGCCGGGTCAGCGGGTCGAACAGGTGGGCCGGCTTGGATAGCCGACCGCAGTCGGTGTCCGCCACCAGCCGGTCGCCGTCGCGGCGGTAGGCGTACACGTCGAAGATCACGCCCCGGGACGTGTAGGCACGCTGGTACGGCATCGTCCGTGCCAGCGCCCACCCGGCGGTGGCGAACGTGAGGTGCACCCGGTCCAGCACCCCCGGCGGATCATCCAGCACACCCACGTCGAGATCGGTGTCGTGCGGGATCAGCCGGCCGTCACGCACCACCCCCAACGCAGTGCCGGCCGACAGCCACCAGCGCAGCCCGAGCCCATCGAGCAGATCCGCACCGGCGGCCAGGACCTCGGTCGCGTGCGGCGGCATCACAGCGGCCGCCGGAACGCGACCATCTTCGACTCGCCCAGCCCGGTAACCACCGGCGCTGGATCGGCCGTGGCCGACCACTCCCGCATCGCGGCCAGGGTCAGCGGAAAGTCGCCATCCTGGCTCACGATGCAGCCGCCCGGAGTAACCAGCGGCCACAGGTGAGTCAGGCATGTCCTTGCCGACGCCGCCAGATCCACGTCCAGGTACGCGGCGGCGACCGGCTCGGCCAGGTGCGGAAGCGTGTCCGTGAACCAGCCCGGCAGGTAGGTGACCACCTCCGGCACGCCGTAACGCTCGACAGTGGCCTGGACCTCGGCCAGCGACCCGGCGTAGGCGCCAGCACCGAACATGCCGGCGATCGAGCGGTCGTCGATGCTTCGGCGGTGCGGCTCGCTGTTCGGCGGCAGCCCGCGGAAGCTGTCACACACGACCAGCTTGCGGCACAGCATGTCGGCCAGGTGCGACCACTTCGCCGCGGACGCACCCTGATAGGCACCGCATTCGACCAGCACGCCCGGCACCGGGTTCTCTAGCACCGCATCCACGAAGGCGGCGATGTGCCACGGCTCGTGAGGCGCCGGCATGTCCACCGAGGCGATCCGCCGGTCAAGCTCGGCCCGGTCAAGCATTGGCGGCCAGCCGTGCGGCGAACAGCTCCCGGTCGGCGTCGGCCGACTCCCGGCCGCGGCGGTAGACCTCATCATCCGGGGCCTTGCCCGCGATCGGGTGCATGTGCTCCACGACCGAACCCAGCGCCATAGCCCACACCCCACGCTGCTTCGCCACGGTCACGATCTCGTCATCGACGAACCAATGCCGGTACCCCTCGTGCGCCACGGCGCCCGGCCCGTCCCACCCGCCGCCGAGCTCGTCCACGTACGACCGGCGGACCAGCATGTGGGTCGCGTGGTGGCCGGCCATCACCCGGGAGTTGGCCAGGTCGTTCGTGCCGACCACGTGGTAGCGCTCGCCGGCCACCGCCTGCGCGTGGTCCAGCCAGCCCGGCCGGAACAGCACGTCGTCACCGGCGACCAGCAACCACGGTTCGGCTGTCTGCCGGTAGGCCAGGTTGATCCGCTCCGCGAACGTCGCGACATCACCGGCCAGCACCTCGGCACCGGCCGCCTTCCACGCGGCGATCGCCTCGGTCTCATCCGGACGGGCCACGGCGTACGCCCGCGCCAGGCCGGTCGACGCGCGCAAGGAGTCCATGAACCGCTGAGCGTGGACATGCCGGATCGCCGGCACCAGCACCGCAGTCGGCTCGGTCGCCGGCGGCGCGACCGCCTGGTGCCAGTAGTCCGCCTCGCCCACCCAGGTTGTCTTCTGGTGGTCGGTCCGTACGCCGGTGTGCACGTGCACCGCAACGCCCACCGCGCCGGCCCGCACGCAGAACGAGAGATCCTCACTGATCAGCCCACCGGTGGAGTCCGGAACCCGGTCATACCAGTGCGGCCCGAATTCGGCCCGGATCTTCTCCAGCACCTCCCGGTGCACCAGCACGCAGGCAGCACCGGTGCCGGCGCACCGCACCACCGTGTTCGGCGGATAGGTCGTGCGCCCTCGGAACCCCTGCGCGTCATCCTCCGTGACCCAGTCGAAGATGGTGGGCCGCGGAGCGCACCGGTAGCCGCCCAGGCCGTCCGGTGACACCTCCTTGTACGCGAAGCACAGCCCCCCGACTATCGGCCGGTCGACCGGGTCCGCCACCTCCATCAGCCGGTCCACCGTGTCCGGCGCAAACCCCATGTCCGTGTCAACCCACCACAGCCACGGGCTGTCAGTCTCGTCCAGGAACCGCCGCACCAGCTCGTTCCGGCCCTCGACGATCCCGCCGGTACCGCACCGCATCCCCATCCACCCGCCGCGGATGATCCGGGATTGGCGGCCGAGGTCGTACCCGACCATCTCCAGTAGCGACCGGTGCCACGAGTAGGCCACGTCAGTCTGGTGGAGGTAGGCCACGGTGACGGAGTCGGTCACCGCTCGACCTGGTCCGGCTCCGTTCGGCGCGGGCGCCGGATCGCCCGGCGCTCACCCGGCGCGGCCGTGGCCTGCTCCACCGGAGGCGGCGCGTCCGGGCGCGGGGTGACCGAGAACGTCAGGCCGACCGCAGGGTCATCGGCGAACAGGCCCGGGTACTTTTTGACCACCGGGTCATCGGCCGGCCAGTGCTGACCGATGTGTACCCAGACGCGCGTGCCGTCCGGCGCGACCACCCAGGTCTTACCGGTCCGCGCGTAGACCACCTTCATGAGACCTCCTCGGTTGCGGCGTGCGGCCCCGGGAGCAGAGAAAGGCCCCCGGGGCCACACCGCCTGTCATCAGGTCTGGTTCAGCAGCCGGAAGCCGGCGGTGTTGCTCGCCCCGCCACCGATCCGCGCCCACGCGAACCAGCCACGCTGCCCGGTCGGCAGGCCATTGGTCGTACCGAACAGATGCGGCACAAGCTCGACGGTCATCCCCGACCGGCGCGCGACGACGTAGTTCTGCCAGTCACCCACCACCAGAACGTTCTGATGGCCGGTAGTCGCATCGAAGTCCGGGAAGTAGCTGGATTCATACACCAGCTTGCCCCGCAGCACGTCGATCGCCGGATCCGGCAGCTGCCGGGTCACCGCGTGCCAGGCATCCGCGGTGCCGAACCGCTGAATGGCCGTGTTCACGTCGATCGACATCATCCACGCCGCCCGACGGCGGTACTTCGCCGGCAGCCGCGACCAGACGTTGTAGACATCGATGTCGCCGAGCGTGCCCGCCGTGGTCAGCAGCACCTCAGCGCCCGACGTGGACCGGTCCAGCGCGGTGAGGATCCCGTCCGGCTCACCGGCGCCGGAACCGCGGGAGAACTTGTCCACCAGCAGCTCGTCATAGCCGGCCCCCAGGAGTCGGGACATCTCGTCGGCGAACATCGGATAGTCGTCGCCCACCTCGATCGAGTAGGGGATGAACCCGCGCGCCGTGTGAACGTCCACCTCCGGCTGGGCTAGCGTCACGTCGTCGTCGGACACCTCCGAGGCTTCCGGGTCGAACGACCAGCTAACCCCGGCCGCGGACACGCCCTTCCATGCGTTAGTGGTGACCGTCACCTGCCGGGCCAGGGTCAGGAACGGGTTGCCGGACTCCTGGTCAGTCAAGATGATCGACGGGTCGATGAACACCGGAATTCCGAACCCTCCGGTGGACCCGGTGCCCTCGGCCATCGCCCGGTACTCCTTGAACGCCTGGACCGCCCGGTGCTCATCCTGGGTCAGGAATGGGTGGGTGTCAGTCACCAGCTTGACGAACGCGCTGCGGTAGTCGTCGTTCTCGGTCACCAACAGCCGCCGCGCAACGTCGGTGTCCCGGCGGATCTTCCGCTGGATCTGCGCCTTCTGGTTGTCCGTCAGGTGCATGGTAGCGACCCGGTTCTCCACCTGCCTCAGCGCAGCGTCACGGGCCTCCGCAGTGGACATCCGCCGCACGTCACCGAGCATGTCGTCGCCGTAGTTGATCCGGGCCAAGGCCCGCTCGACCGCCTTCGGCTTACGGCGGAAGATCTCCTGGATCTTCCGGTGCTCCTCCACCTTGGTGATGGCGAGATCCCGCAGCCTCAGGCCGTAGTTGAACGCGGCCTGCTCCTCGGCGGTCTTCTCGCGCAGCTCGCCCTCGTCGGTCTGGTGGATGCTGCGCAGGTGTGCGTCAAGCACCTCCACGTACTTGGCCAGCTCGTCAGGCGTCTTGCCCCGTAGCTCGTCAGGCGTCCCCTCGTCGAGCGTGCTCGCGTCCTTGTCGCGGAGCTCGTCCAGGATGGTGACACCGTTGTCGTCACTCATTGCTTGATCCTTCGCAGTCGCAGTGCCCCATCATCGAGGCGCTGTTGGGTTGAGTGGACAGGCGACGCCAAGCCACTGCTGGGCTCCACGTCACGGTCACCGCCACCCGCGCTCCGCGCGCCGGGTCGCCCGGTGAGGTCTGGGATTGACCGGCCTGCGGCGCGCACCGCAGCCTCAAAGGCGCTGGCGTCACGCTGGCGCAGCCGGTCGTAGTAGGAGTCGGTCAACGACCGGACGGCGGCCGATGCCTTTGGGTTGGCCGGGAACGTAACCGGACCGAACTCCATCGTCTTGGTGCGCAGGATGGTGCGCTCCGGGATGCCCTTCGGGTTGCGCCGCGACGGCTTCGGCTCATCCGCCCACGACTCCTCCAGCACCCGCATCCGGAAGCTGGCGCCGTACACGCCAGCCCGCAGCCCAGGCAGTAGGTCCCGGTTGTAGCTGGTGTCGAACAGCGGGACCTCGTAGTACGGCCCCTTAGCCCGCTCCTCCAAGACCTCGATCGGCCCGAGCACCTTGTTGCCGATCGAGTCAAAACCGTGGTCGAACAGGACCCGCATCGAGTCGCGGTCTTCTTCGATAGTCTGGGCGAAGGCACCGGGGGCAACGTGCTCCAGGAACTTCCCCTCCCACAGGCTGTCCACCTCGTACCAGACGTTGAACACCGAAAAGAAGCCGGACAGGGTGCCGAGTGGCCCATCACCGTCGCTACCTTCGGCACGAAGCTCGGGCGTGAGTGATACACCACGCACCAGGTCAATCTGTGGTGCCTGCATCGGGACCTCCTGTAGGTGCGGGCGACGTACCCGGCGGCTGCAGCTGCACGGACACGTTGCCGGTGTGCTGCAGCAGGGTGATGTCTCCGGCATTGACTGCTTTCACCGCAGAGTCGGCGGTGAAGCCCTCCCGGACGTACGCCGTCACGGTGGCCCCCTTGACCTGCTCGATGTCCGCCGCGTCCTTGCCGTCCTCACGCAGCAGCGGGATGTCCGCCGTGTCGAACCACAGCTCGGCGTCGCCCGGGACGTCCACCACCGGGGACAGTGCGGCCGCCACGTCCTGCAGCGTCGGGTACAACCACATGTCGGCGAAGATCCGCCGGGCCATGCCAAAGTTGCCCGCGTTCAGGGAGCTGCCCTGCATGCCCTCGGAGATGCCCAGCAGCACCGCCGGTACCCCACCCAGCAACGCGATGCGTGTCTCCCCGGCGCCCTGGGTCGCCTTGAAGTCCAACTGCTTCAGGTCGGCCCCGACCACCGTGGCGTCCGCGCCCGCGGTCAAATAGAGGGTGCGGTATGCGTTACGAACCCCGGCGTGCCGGGACTCCATCATGTCGACCAGCTCGTCAAACTGGGCTTTGGTGACTGCCGGTATGCCCTTGACCACCATGCTCGGCGTCGCCCCGTTGGCGAAAAACTGCAGCTTGTGCTCGGTGGCGGCCCGGTCGCCCTGAATCTCTCGCAGCGCCGCGGTGACCCAGGACATGCCCATCGCCGGCGACTCGGGGTCCGGGATCGGGGACCAGTGCGCGACGTCGCCCGGCAGCAGGGTTTCCGCCGGGGCGTCGCTGCCAGCCCTAATACCGCCGTTCTGGTAGACGTACCCGATGATCTCGCCGTCCAGCGCGTGCATCGGGTCGTCCGGCTCGCGCTCCGAGCCATACAGCACCGCGGTGTAGTCCGGCCGCAGCACCCGCAGCCGCCGCCCCTGCCTGGCCACGTACGAGCTGCCAGCCAGACCGGCGTGCCACTCCATCCGCGACAACAGCTCGCCCGTGGTCGCGTTCGTCCACGGGCGCTCCAGGATCGACAGCGCCGAGGTGCCGAAGGTGCGCCGCGGGGTGGACGGATGCCACGGAGGGTTCCTGAACCGGAACCGGGCCTGGCTCAGCACCATCGCCCGCTTCATCTGAGCGGCGAACGCTGGCGGACACCGACGCAACGCCGCCGAGTACGCCGGCAGCGTCGATGCGACCTCCTGAGTCCGGTTGGACTGCTGCCCGTATCCGTACGGGTACGACGCGCCGTTGTAGCTGAACGCGGGCACCAGGTACTCGCCGATCCACTGATCGACGCCGAACCTGCCCTCGTCCGACCTCGGCCGCCGCGCAGCGGCGACCCTATCGACCAGGCCCACGCTCGGCACCCGTCACCCCGCGGGCATCCTGCCAACCAAGCTTCACCGTCGTTCCAGCCACCGCCAACGCCAGCAGTGCCTTACCACCCAGCCACCCGACCGCGTACAGCGGCGCAAGCACGATCGCCAGCAGCAGCCGGCCGAGGTCGACCGCCCGAGCCTGCTCGACGATCCGCTCCACCGGAACCCGCTCCAGGACCGTCATCTGATCTCCCTATCGCCAGGCTCCGAAGAACTGCTGCTCCTGCTCGGGCACCTCGTGCAACACCCACACGCCCATGCACATCGCCACCGTGCCGTCGATATGGCCCCGGCTGCGGCCCTTGCGCAGGGTGAACCCGCCGCGTTCCTGCGGCACCGCCACCGCCGCCCTGGCGTGCGCGGTCAGGTCCGCATCCCCGTCGTGCACGATCCGCTGTTCCAGGATCAGCTTGAAAGCCAGCCCGCACGCCGGGACCATCCGCGTCGGCGACTGGTCGAACTCGATCGCCCGGATGTCGTGCGCCTCCAGCATCCGGGCCGGCACCTCGAAATACCGCGGGTCATAGACCACCCCGCGGAAGCCAAGCCCCTTAGCCCGCTCGCGGATATAGACCCAGACGTCGTCATGCGGAATCCGGCCGCCGTGATCCTCGGCCCGCCAGATCCGGGAGCTCACCGCGATCCGACCATCCGGAAGCTGCTCACACCGGTCCACCGCCACCGAATCGTGCTTCAGCGCCATGTCGACAGCCAGCAGCCACGGGTTGGCATCGTCCGGGGTCCACTCACCCCGGCAATTACCCCACGCCTGCGGATGATCCTTCAGCCAGGAGTCCTCGGCGACATCCACCCAGCGGTTTGCGAAGTAGCGGATCCACTCGTGCGGCGGGTAGTCCGGCTTGCCCCAGGCGGCCACCCGGTCCGCCACCGACCACAGCACGTCCGCCGCGGCCGACGCAGCCCGTACCGCCAGCTCCCGGTGGTCCGCCCGGCGGTAATCGAGCCCATCCGGCGCCTCGCGCCAGTCGACCAGGAACCGCGGCGAGATGGATGGGTCACGCAACACCCGCCGACCCAGCTTGACCATGTCGCCAAGCAGTGATGCGTCGATGTCGAAGCCCGCCGTCGAAAGGCTGATCACCCGGCCCGAGCCGCGTGGCGTGCGCCGCTTCTTCGTCGACTTGCCGATAACCGTCTTCACCCTGGCCTTGCGCGCGCCGGTCTGCCCTTCCCGCACCGGCTCGCCCCACTCGTGCAGCTCATCGCACACGAACAGGGTCGGAAGTCCGCCCTCGTTGGTGCCGGCGACCGCCGCCACCCGGAAGATCCGCCCCGGCCGGCCATCGCTGAAGCGGATCTCCGTGTCGTAGACCTCGAAGAAGCCACACAGCGGCGCATCCTTCTCCGCCCGGTCCCGGCCACCGCACATCGTGGCCACCGCGCCGAACAGCAGATCGGCCTGCTCGAAGCTCGCTGCGGCGATCGGGATGTTCGGCGAGGGCACCGCGATCTGCGGTGGGCCGGCGAACTCCAGCACCACAACGGCGGCGATGAACTGGGTCTTACCGTCACCGGTGGCGGCACCGCGCAGCGCCTCGTCATGGTGCCACTGCTGGCATTCCGGGCAATACTCGTACCAGCGGTACAGGAACCGCTTCTGGTCCGGGCGCAGCCTGATCAACTGGCCGTGCCAATCGCCCTCGCCGCAGATGCAGTTGTCCTCGATCCACCGGACCGCGACAGCACCTTCGGTCGGCCAAAGTTGGCCGGGCTCCGGGCGCCACCCGCACGCCTGGCAACCAGGGTCAGGCAAGCCCGCCCTCGATGACCGTGAGCCGCGGGTCGCCCGAGGCTTCGTCGCTGTCGCCAACGTCGCCTCCATACCGCGTATTCATGTCCGCCAGCGAGCGCTGCTCAGTCAGCACCGCGATACCCAGCGCGGCACGGTTCTTCGGGCCGACCCCCAGCTGCGCCTCGTCCACCTTGATCGACGCCTCGACCTTCAGCGCGACCGCATACAGCGGGTTGGCCACGGTGCCCTGGCTGTTCCTGGTCGTCGGCTTCTTGTCCGCCTCGCCGATCAGACGCCAGTAGCGATCCACGTTGCTGATCCAGCGCTCAAGCAGGTTCCGATCGGCCACGGTCTGCACTTTCGAGACCGGATCGGCCCAGTAGGCGTCCCACTGCTGGACCGCCTGATCGCACAGGCCGGGCGGCGGGTCAAAGCGTGCGCTGCCCACCCCGTCCAGCTTCAGCTGACGACCGTTGCGTCTATCGACGGCTGTCCCTGCCGCCTTCTTTGTTCGTGGCAAGGGGGCACCTCCGGTCAGGGGTTCGCCGGGCTTGGTACCACGGACAGACGAAGGGAGGCGAGTGCCATATCGGACATCAAGGACAAGCGTCGCATACCCACCCCCCCAGTGCCCGGAACATCACAGAACGTTACCGATCACGCTTGGCTGCGTTGCATCTGCGGCACAACACAGCCAACAGACCAGCCTCGCTCCCACCCGCACCAACAGCGAGGACGTGATCGGCGGTCAGGTCGGTGTCCGGGTGGGGTGGTCGTCGCCACCCGGGGCACCAATCGCCATGCCGCCCCCGGTGTTGAGCCACCGCCACAGCACGGCGAGCCGTCTCAGCGGCGGTACGGTAGGGCCGAACGGCTGCGCAGCGCGGGCAACGACCATTGGCCCGCTGATACCGGCCCCGACGCTGAGCCACCCCCTTGTCAACAAGGCCCCCACAGTCAAGGCACGGCACCATGGGCATTTCGTCGCCTATCCGACACTAGGGGGGCGGGGGTTGATGCGCCCCCCGATACTGCGGGCATGAGACCCCTGACCCGCATCACCCGGTGGGACCGGCTGCTGATCGGCGCCGGCCTGCTCGCGCCGCCACCGTTGACGAGCGCGGACGACTGGCAGCGGTACGCGGTGGCCGCCGCCCGGCGC